CCAAAACAAGAAGTGCATAGGCGAGAAATCCCTATGTAGAATCTCCTAAATTCGGTGGAAATCCTTTCATGCGAAAATTCTGTGGATAGATTGGCACAGAGCACTAATCAATAATGTGTAAGGACAATACCGAGCGAAAATGGTAAGTTCTATAAAGGAATAAAGAAGTTAACTTCTACTTCACATAATCGTGTAGAGACTGAACGGGAGATACCTAAGTTGAAATTTTAATTTTGTGAAGTTAGTCTAAGTATTTTCAGGTGAAATAAACTGCGCACCCCTATGGTGAATACGTTAAGCTGTAGGACAAGTACGGAAAAATAAAAGAAAAGACTATATAAGCAAATTTAATCTTGCAAGAATTTCAATATGGTAAAGAGACAGTCCAGACCACAACAAACAAAAGACTATATGGGACATTAAAAAATGGTGCCTGATGAAATAATTCAGAATTACTTACGTCCCTGCATCACTAATTGTTTGGCTATGGCAACATAGAGTGGTAGGCTAAAGAGTAGATATGAGTTCGATTCTCGTTGGGAACACTAGACCAATTCCCTTGAATATAAATGTGTCTATGTAGTCTTTTTAGTTATTGGTAATGGGTACTGCCTGTCTGAGATGGATGGGCAGTATTTGGTATTGGAGTATAGTATAGCGGTAATACGACAGATTTTGGTTCTGTAGTTGTGGGTTCGACTCCTGCTACTCCAACTATTTATTAATCTTTAAAACAACAGTTATTATGGAAATTAAACATTTAAGAGAACGGTTTGACCGTAAATGTGTGGCATCTTCAAGAGGTGCCTATGTTATGCACAGCCACAAGAAAATGTTAGAGGAGAATCACACTTCTGCTGCATCATTCTTTGCTGCTGTTAAAGTTCACACTCCCAGGTACTATGTAAAGTGTTGGGATTTCCTTGTTGAGGTTTCTGAAGAACGTGCTTCTCGTTATCCAAGTGATATGGTTATAAAAAAGTGACTATTATGGCTAGCGTTGAGAAAGACCTCTGGACTCCTTGTGCAGTTCTCCAACTTAGGAGAATGAGTAAGGAAGAGCTGAAAAAAGTTCTCAATCCATTCACCAAGAAAGAGTACATAAAACGTATCATTAGTCACTATAGAGATATTCGCTATAAGGATGGTCTTGTTATCAGTGACTTAGATACGTTTATTAAGATAGTTGATGTACTTATAGATGATAACCATTATAAAGAATTGGAAAATGAACAAGGAAAATCTGAATAGGGAGCTATACATGAATGTGGTAGCTTCCTTTACAAAGTTTAGGGAAGCTCTTACTGAGTATATTCACACGGCAGAATATCCCATTTCTACCCTCTATAGAGACCTTGACGGGAATGTTAGCACAGCTATTATCCCAATTGAAGGAGGGCCAAGGGTGATAATACACCATAATACGTGGGAAATTATGTTGCCAGAGGAAGATACTCCAATAAACCCTGCCCTACTAGAATCTTGGGAAGGAAAGGAGATTGACGGAGAGATTTCCTATCACACTAAGCAGCTGAATATGTTACTCTCAAGGAGAGCTGAATTAAATAAGAACAAGCAGAATTTGCTCTTATGTAATTCAGACTTATCCATACGTGCTAAACAGGTGCTTACAAAGTTCTGTGAAGAAAATGGCTTATACTTCTTTGGCCTCACAGCAAAAGCTTTGGCAGATAACTATACCAAAGCAGCCTTACTGAGAGTATCAAGTTGTGGTAAGACTACTTTCACTGAAATTTGTAAGTTCTTAGAGGATTTAGGACTACATTTGAAGTAATATGAAGTATGCTCACATTGTTCAGTTTGTTAAGGATAACCATATCTCATGGGATACTGATATTTTTGACATACTGAAAGATTTTACTGCTCGCTCGCTACCTCCAGTAGAGAATAAAGGAATGGACCAGAATTCAGTTATTAAACAACCATGTGCTTCGAAGAATCCCAGTCTGAGTCCTATTCATTCCTCTCTATTGGAGGTAAAAGGCGATTATCAAATACCTCCTGGGGGAGAATATTCCTTTGAGGATGTAATAAGGCTATTTGATAGTTAGTCAAAGACTCTGATTACTATATTATATAGTAGTAGAACGGTATACTGGCTAATAACCAGTTAACTGTTGTTTTTACCAAGGCAGGGAATAGACACTCTGCCTTGGTTTTATTTTTATATCCACTAATCATTAAAATTATGCAAGCAGACTTAGAAAAGGGAACTAAGGTATGCACTCGCTGTGGCCAAGAAAAGCCATTGGAAGAGTTTTACAAGAGTGCTTACACAAAGGATGGCTACAGGCCACATTGTATTGAGTGCGCAAAGCAATTAAGTAGAGAGTCTATGAAGAAGGCCAGAGAGAGAAAGAGAGATGAGGGTGATTCTACAAAACCTAAATCTTATAGAAAACTCACGGCTAGTGAAAAGAAGGCTCTCTTAAGTACTATGCGTTCTGATAATCCGTTGTCTGCATATCATCCGAGGGAATTGTTTGAGTATTTGCAGTCTTTAGGCTACAAGATTAAGGCAGAATATACACAGACTCTAACCTTTGGATAATATGGACACTACTCATGACCCTAGAGAAACTTGGACTGGCCAAGAATGGGATAAATACTACCAGGCACTTGCCGAAAAAGACGAAGCTGAGGAAGAAAAAATGCAAAACCTTAAAGATTCTAAATTATGAGGGATTCCGATAATTTACTACCCCCAGAAATTTGGTATTCTTAATAGTTTTGTATAACTTTGTAGGGTTGTCTGGGATTAATTTTACAGTAAATTTTACAGGAATATGACTAGAGATGAGCATTTACAGGCTATCCTAAGCATGGCAGATAAACCTCTGCTATTGCAGATAGGCACTGGTATAGGCAAAACTAGAATAGCTCTTGAACTTCTTAAGAAATGGGATGCCAAGAAAATATTTATACTGGTGCCCCTGCATTCTATTATGTTGTCTTGGAAGGAAGAAATGAAGAAGTGGAAGTTTGATACAAAGGGTAAAACCATTGAAATTCAATGCTACGCTTCTATACACAAGTTTGCTGAAACCAAGTGGGATGCTGTAATATGTGACGAAGGACATCATATCACTGAACGTTGCCAGGAATTCTTTGAAACCATTAAATTTGACCATTTTGTTGCTCTGAGTGCTACTGTACCCAAAGCAGTGAAGCAAAGAATAAGGGATATTGTACCTAATATTGTTGAATATAGAATCAGTGCTAGAAAAGCAATTGATGATAATATTCTACCAGACCCTAAAGTAGTGCTTATAAAGCTGTTCCTTAATACTAAGAATAATACTGAGTGTATTGTCCTTAATAAGGGAAGAGGTAAGCCTATTACAGTGGATTGGGACAATAGAAAGAGTTATATAGAGGCAAAGTATCCTGAAATAAGGATTAATTGCACTGAGTGGCAGTATTATAACTACGTTACTGCTAAGATAAATACTCTTAAAAGACAATATTTCAGGTCAAAGAGGGGTTTTCTGAAGGACTTGTGGCTACAAAAGGCAGGAGAGAGACTTAAGTGGCTTGCTAGGCATAAGAATAGGTATATAAATTGGCTTATGGCTAACACCTTTAAGGACATGAGAACTCTCATCTTCTGTAGTGATGTGGAGCAGACTGAGCAATTATGCCCAAATGCAATTAACAGTAAGGACTCAGGCACCTCAATGGATATCTTAGCTAAGTTTAACGAAGGTAAGATTAATCAGATAGCAGCTTGTCAGATGCTTAATGAGGGAGTGAACTTAGTTAATTGTAAGTTAGGCATGTTCGCAGCTCTGAATTCTTCGGAAATATTACAGAAACAGAAACTAGGAAGGCTGCTGAGGCACAAAGAGCCTGTAATAGTCATTCCTTACTTTGTAGCAACCAGGGAAGAAGAGATTATTGGAAAGATGAAACAGGACTATAATCCTGAATTGATTCAAGTAGTTACTTCTCCCAAAGATATTAAGTTATAATATGGCAGTAATAACAATAAATCGTGAAATCATTGAAAAGGAGGGATGGACCTTAGGTGAATTCCTCCTTATGCTCTGTTCTATTAATAAGGTAGACTTAGAGGCAGCAAAGAGGCTCCTTATTAGAAAAGAGTTTATGACTGACCACTGTCCTGCTGACCAGTATCCTCCATTAGGAGTAGCTCCTATGCCTGCTGGCAAGAAGAAGTACAATGAAATAGTTGTTAAGTCTTCTCCCCAGGCTAAGATTCCTGACTCAGAATTGGATGCCTTAGCTAGAAAGCTAAAGGAAATTTATCCAACAGGAAAGAAGGAAGACAGGTGGCATTGGGCAGAGGGAATTCCTCTTATTAAGAAAAGGCTCCAGAACTTCTTTGTCAAATATGGAAGGTATCCTTCAGAGGATATTATAGATGCCACTCAGAGGTATGTAGATGAGATGAAAGATAAGGAGGATATGAGGCTTCTTAAGTATTTCATCTATAAGGACAAGAGGGAGAATGGAGAAATTATTTATACCTCAGACTTGATTACTTGGATGGAGAACAAGGGTGAGGAAGTACGTTCTTCTGATTGGATGTTGCATACATAAGGTCTATGATATCGCATAAACAAGTCATAAAAAGAGGAGCAAAGGTTACATACAAGGGCATAGAAGCCATAGTCTATCAGGTAGAGCGTCCTATAGGATTCTCAAGTGATGAGCCTAGGTATTGCCTTGAAATACAAGATGTCAAACATAGTGAACTAGAAAGTTTCTTAGGATATGGAGAATCTGATTGACAGAACTCTGGAGCATCTGAAAGCTAGGAGAGAGAAAGTGCTGAATGGAGGAGTAAACTGTATACCCTCTCCATTTAGCAGATTTCGTAGTGACTTTGTAGGTATAGAACAAAAGAAGTATTATCTGATAACTGCTCATGAAAAGAGTGGTAAGACTCAGATGTTCTCCTTTTTGTTCTTATACACTGCCTTGGATTATGCATATAACAATCCAGACAAAGTAAGACTGAAAATATTCTATTATCCTCTTGAGGAGGATGTTCAGAGCATAGTTCTTAGGTATATGTCATACCTCTTGTATGTACTTAGTAATAAGACTATTAGGATATCTCCTTCAGACCTTGAATCTACTAATGAGAAAAAGGTTCTTCCTGAAAGCATTCTTGACTTACTGAAGACTGAGGAATATGCCAAGAGATTCAAGTTCTTTGAGGACAGTATAGAGTTTATGGAATCCACTAATCCTTCGGGTGTGTGGTTTGACCTGAATTACTATGCTGATTCTCATGGCAAGAGCATATTTAAGGAAGAAGAGTATGTCAACAGAGATACTGGAGAACTTAAGAAACATAAGAGGTTTGACCATTATGAGCCTGATGACCCTGATGAATATGTGATGATAGTAGTAGACCATGTTTCTTTGCTTTCTCAAGAGAGAGGTAAGACACTTAGGGAGACTATTAACAAACTGTCTGAATATATGGTCAATCTTAGAAATAAGTTTAGCTATATTCCAGTTATAGTTCAGCAGCAATCAACAGAGACTGCAGACTTAGAGGCTTTCAAGGCAAATAAAATCAGACCTAATACTCCTGGTTTGTCAGATAGTAAGTATACTGCAAGAGATTGTAATACTATGCTTGGAATAGTCAATCCCTTTAAGTTTGAGCAACCTACTTATCTTAAATATAGTATTGAGAAGTTCCAAGATAATATCAGGTTTCTTGAGGTGGTGGTACAGCGTGGTGGTATATCCAAGGGAATAGCTCCACTATTCTTTGATGGTGCTACCTGTTTCTTTAGTCAGTTGCCTGAGTATAATGAAACTGCTAAGCTCAACAAGTACTATGAATATCTGAACAGTATAAGAAAGAATCATTAACTATAAACAAGAATTTAGATGCCAATTACAGAGTTACCGACAGAGCGTAGCAAAATTGCTAGCTACAACCCAAGTCTTATTGTTCTCTATGGTGTACCTAAGTGTGGTAAATCTACTCTTATGGCTCATTTAGATGACAATCTGATACTGGATTTTGAAGATGGCTATAGGGCCTTAAGTGTAATGAAAGTGCAAGTAAGGACTGCCCAAGACCTATTTCAGGTGAAAAAGCTTCTTGCAAACAAAATGAGTAGCTTAGGTAAAGTTCCTTATAAGTTCATTACTATGGACAATGCCACAAGGCTGGAGGAAGTATGCCTGCCTTATGCAGCTTATTTATACCGCCAGACTCCTATGGGCATGAACTGGAAGGTTATTGAGACTAAGGACCCTAAGACAGGTAAGGTAAGCAAGAAACCAGACCCTAATGCAGATGTAAGACAGCTTCCCAATGGAGCAGGTTGGGGCTATATTAGAGATGCCATTAAGGAAATGGTCAATATGTTCAGGCCTTATTGTGAGACTCTCATTCTTGTAGGGCATGTAAAAGATAAGCAGATTAAGAAAGAAGGAGAAGAAATTTCTGAAATGCAGCTTGACCTTGCAGGAAAGTCATCTACTATTATTTGTGGTGAGGCAGATGCCATAGGTCTTATTTATCGTAAGGGCAATTCCACTTATATGTCTTTTGAGAATAGTGGAATAGCTACTAATGAAGCAAGACCTCTCCACCTAAGAGGAAGAAAATTTGAGGTTATTAAATCTGATGGAGCTGGGCACATGAGAGTAGACTTATCCCAAGTATTTCCAGACTCAGAAACTTTGGAGAAACTAACTAAAGAAGCTCTTACTCTACAATCTGCACCTCTATTGGAGGAAACAGAATCAGGCAAAGAATGAAAAAATTCAAAGCTGTGGTGATTGAATATAATGATGGGGAGGAAACTAGCCGTACTAAGTATAGGTCTATAGAAAAAGCTTGGACTGAGGCAGAAGAAAAGAATACTACTGACCCATTATGTATTTCAAAACACCGTTTTTATAAAGTAGTAGAACTAAAAAGAAAGAAAGATGCTATGGATTCCATAGTATAGTAATTAATTATTTAAACGTTTAAAACAATTATGGCAAAAGAAAAGAAAATCAATGTCCTTGGAATGGATGTATTCCAGACAGCAGCCGTGAAGCGTAACTATCTTAATGTGAAGCCTTACATTGCCAAGCGCAAGAAGCTTGAGGAGAAATTAGATGAGCTTCAGAGAGAGTTAGAGGTTATGAGAGCAGAAATCCTTGACAATGACCAACACACTGGCAGGATTACAAAGAGCACTTGCGGCTTTACCCTCACTTCAGAGCAGGCTATCTTCTTCATTGACCATCCTGAGGAATTTGAGAAGTTCAAGGCTGAGCAGGAAGCTGTATCTCAGGACCTTACTGCAGTGCCTCAGGAGGCTCCTCAGGAGGTACAGGAGACACAGGAAGAGGCTGCTCCTGCACCTGTGAATGACCCCTTTGAGCAATAAGTTTTTATTAACCAATAATTTTACGTAAAATGAAACCAACAAAAGTTTTGTCTTTTATGGCCGTAGCTAAAGGCCGTGAAGCTACAGAGGAAGTAGTTGCCAAGAGACTTCAAGGTGTGGCTGCTGGTTCTATTCTGGCAGTTAATCCTGACTCTAAGAAGCTTAAGGAGCTGTTTCCTAACTCTCAGTCTACCAAAGAACCTGAGTATTTAGGAACTACAACTGTCAAGAACTCTAAGGAAGTAGATGTTGAAGTTCCTCAGGTACGTCTGTCCTTCATCTACAAGATTGACCCTGCTATTAGCACCAATAATGGTATTTCTGCTACTATAACTATTCCTATCTTCTTGGCTAAGGGCTATTCTTATTCTCATAAGAATGGTGTTACCAAGGTAAAGGTAATTGATAAGTATGGTCGCACAGGCTGGGCTACTCAGGAAGAGGTTAAGAACCATGCAATTCCTCAGTATGCTAATGGTCCTGCTTCTATTGATGCTGACTATCATCCATGTCTGATTGGTGAGGATGACCTGGTTTCTCTTATCATTGCTTATTTGGGACTTCCTCGTCCTGATGTGTGGGATGATGGCACCAATAGGTATGTGATGAAGACTGACCCCAAGGAACTTGCACAGTCTGAGTGTACTCTTGACCATCTGGATGATTACTTCAAGGGTGATGTTTCTGAGATTCGTAATATTCTCAACTATCAAGCCAACAATAGGGTGAAGGTAGTCTTAGGTATTCGCACAAACAGCAATGGCAATCAGTATCAGGCAGCCTACACTAAGCAGTGGATTAAGCTTGGTGCTACTAGCTACAAGAGTGTCATCAAGGCTATCAATGATGAGGAAAAGAGTGCCCGTGAAGCAGGACGTGAGCCTAGCACTCAGTATATGGTAGGCCCTCTTGAGGAGGTTGCTCTGACTGCTACTAACTATGCAGCACAAGAACCTGCAGCTCCTTCTGGTGAAGAAGATAAGGACCCATTCCCTCCTCAGGAAGCTAACCCATTCCCAGGTCAGGATGATGGGGATAAAATGCCCTTTGAGGACGACTAATATTTTATAAAAACAACAGTTATGATAGGCAAGAGCAGATGTAATGTAGACAAGAACTACATATTAGAACAAGTTACTGAACCTCAGATTGCAGCATATTACCTCGATATCAAGGAACTGCCAGTTATTATATCTTCTCCACTTAGGACAGATAACCATCCTTCATTTTGGTTATATAGTCCTGATGGCAAGCGAGTGAGATACTATGACTTTGCTAAGAAAGATGTAAAGGGAGGTATATTTGATTTGCTTTCCCAAAAGCTGAATAAGAGCTTTACGGAGACTCTGGGGGATGTAAGTAGTCATATAAAAGACATCAGCTCCTGCCACATGACTGTGGTTAAATCCAATACTATATCAGAGCATACACTTGCCCATAGACTACCTGTACAGGTTAGAAGTGTGCAGCGTAAATGGCAAGAATATGATTTCCAATATTGGGAATCCTATGGCATACCAAGGAATTGGATAAAATATAGTGGTACATATCCCATATCCCACATCATTACTATTACTAAGAGTGGTTGGCAGAAAGTTACCAAGGCAGATAAATATGCCTATACCTTCGTTGAAATGAAGGATGGAAAACCTACTGAAAAAATATATCAACCCTTCAATGAGAATGGATTTAAATGGAGAAATTCTCATGATAAATCCGTGTGGGATTTATGGACAAAGTTACCTCCAAGAGGAGAGAAGTTAATAATAACCTCTTCACGCAAGGATGCTCTTTGCATTTGGGCTAACACAGGAATTCCTTCAGTGAGTCTTCAGAGTGAGACCACAAATATTAAACCCCAGGTTATGCAGCAACTAAAGGATAGGTTTAAGACTGTCTATATACTGTATGACAATGACTTTAGGAATGAGGAAAGAACTGGAGATAACCCAGGCAGGGAAGCTGCTAAGTCAATTGCAACAGCTTTTGGCATTACTCAGATTGAAATACCTACGGAATACCGAGCAAAAGATTCTTCCGACTTATATAAGAAGTATGGAAAGGAGATTTTCTTGAAAGTGTTTAAACAATTAATAAACAAATTATGAACAGAAAAGAGGCTTACCAGAAGATTAAGGAGTTAAATCTTCAGGATGAGGTAGTAAAGCGTTACGGTGATAACTACACCAGAGTGACAACAGATAAGCTTTGTGAGCTTATTAACTCCGTTCAGCAGCATAAAGTAGTTGACCTCAGTGAGGAAGACAAAGTTGTGACTAATCCTTATGAGGCAGCCTGCATTGTGTTTGTGGGCCTGCTTAAGGATACTGGAGCACTTGATGATGTACTCAAGAAGTTGTAGGCAATGGTGGAGAGGGAGGAAATTATCTTCCTCTCTGCCTTAATTTTTATTCAACAAAGGAAAGAAATAATATAAGTAATGATATACAAAAGAGATGAAAGTGAAGTAGCTGTCTTAGGTGAAGTTGAGAAGCATAGTGTCTCTATTGATGCAAAGAACATTAATCACATTGTCACTATCTTGTCATCTAATCTCTATTCTTATCCTATGATTTCCTTCCTAAGGGAAACTGTATCAAATGCAGTTGATTCTCATGTAGAGGCAGGAGTAAATGAGCCCATCATTATAACAAGGACTAAGGATGACATTGCTATTCGTGATTTTGGTACAGGCATTTCCCCTGAGAGGTTTAGAGATATTTATCTGAATATAGGCTCTTCAACTAAAAGAGAATCTAATGACTATATAGGTTCATTTGGTATAGGCAGATTTTCTTGCCTTTCAGTAAGTAAACTGGCTAATATTACTTCATTTTATAATGGTAAGGCATACTATTATGTAATGAATATGGATATTGACCAGCTTCATATTGATAAAATCTATGAGCTTGATACTACGGAACCTAATGGAGTAGAGGTAAAAATTCCTCTTGAGAAGTTCAATGCCAAAGATTTGGACTGTCTCAGCTTTATAGGTAATGTCTATGTAGAGTGTGATGGAGACTATGATAATTCCTACACTATTTCGGAGTTTAACAAGCGTAAGGTACATAGCTTTGACTATTTCAAGACCATTTCCTATGAGCTGCGTTCAAGAAATGATAAAACTGAAATACTCTTAGGTAAGATTCCCTATGCTGTTGATTATTTGGGATTATGGGATTATTCTGATGATTGGCATAGGTCTTGGAAAGATACTATGGTGGATATATATCCATGTATCAACATTGGTGACGTAGATATTACTCCAAATAGAGAAAGTCTGATTTACTCAGACAGAACAAAGGCCAAGCTGAGAGAGGTGTATGATAACTGTATACTTGAAATTACAAAGTATTGGAATGAAAAGTGTGCAGAAGAGTATGAAGACTTTTTCCTATGGGCTCATGAGATAACTAAGTGGAGAAGGAATGAACTGGAGCTTGGAGGAATTACTCTGAGTATATCCTCTAGATTACCTTTCAACGCTAAGCTTAAGAGTCATCCTGAGTGGGACAAAGTGGAGCCTGAGGAAAAGAAACGTATTGTCAGTACCCTAATGAATATGTCTTGCGAGTGTCTTGGACAACTTGAAGATGGTACCCTATATCAAGGAAGAAAGGATACCCATGTGTGGATGAGTCGTTTTCTTGAAGACTGGGTATATGACATAGCCAAAGCAGGCAGGATGGTTCTAGTAGTTCCTTCTAAGAGTGGTTTCAGCGGTAAGTACTTTAAGGATTTCTTGGGACTTAAGTTTCCTGATAAGATAATACTATTTGCTCGTAAACAAAAGGTTTCTATTCATGAGCTTCATTCCTTCATAAAGAAATTGTGGGGAGTAACTGCTTTTTCAGACCCTAACTTAGGCTTTATGGTGGGAGTTCTCAAAGAGTGCTATAAAGCAGTTGCCTCAAGGGTTACTTATATGGATATCATGAGTTCTCCTGAATATATAAAATATAAAAAGGAGCATCAAGACCCGAAGGCAAATATAGCAAGGCATACAGGCAAGATAACTTTCACTATCACTAATACACAAAGTGTTTCACAGAAGATTACTATGACTCTTGCTGAAATTATTCCTTATATTAGGAAGAGTTGGGATAAGCATAAGCGTATTGTATATTCTTCTTTGGATAATCCTTTCTTAGAAGCCTTTAATAATATGAGATATCCTAATCTTATTATACTTAGTGCAGCTAAGAATAATATGAAGTATTTGGAAGAGGGATTGCCTGAATGGGTAAAGCCTATTGAAGACCTTTATACTGCTGATAACAAAGTACTGATTAGGTATAAGACTGCACAATGGATGTGGGAACAGGAAGATGTATCCTTTGAGTATTACTCGGTAATGCCTCCTTCATTGCAGCCTAGGATGTCTTGGCTAAATAAGTACAGGAATAAGTATGCTCTAGGAAATTGCCAAGATAGTATTCTTGATGTTGTCCCAGAGGGAACCTATGACCTCTATGCACTTGGAGAATTCAATGAGCTTCTTCCTTATCTGAAACTTTCACACAAGCTCTTTAGTGTATCATCCTATGGAGGGTGGCAGGAGCTTAAGTATTATGTACTTATGAAAGCTAAAAAACTAAGACTAAGCTTTGAGTACTACAAGAGCATGAAAGAACGTGTTAATCTATTAATAAATTCATTATGAGAATCATCCGATGTAAAAACAGTCTTACAGTAGTGCTATCTGAAGGACGAATTATTCAGACTAGCCAATGTACTGACGAAATGTTTGAGCAAGTCAAAGCTCTTAGAGAAGAAGATAATGAGTTTGACTTAATTAATCTTCTTATTCCTGAGCAGAATGAGACTGCTGGTATTAATAATACCCGCCTCATCAGATTCTGGCAGGATATTAAGGAAACCTCTGAACTCACTAAAGAAGGAGACTCTGTATATTGGAAGTCTGTATCTGAACTCTCTTTGCCTATGAGCTTTGCTGAGAAGATAATGAAGGCAGAGAAGAATAAAGACGAGGCTAAGCTTAATGCCTATAGAAATTTCTGGACTCTCTTGTCTCTTAATCCAGACCCAGAAGTTAGGCAGAATCTCTTTAAATTCCTAGAGAAGTGGGGTATGTGCATCACCAAGTCTGGCTTATTTGTAGGCTATCGTAATGCAGACCTCTATAGAAAAGGTAATAAATATGAGGGAACTATTTATACTGACCATCATTCTGGAACTACTAGAATTATGATTGGCCGTATGGTTACCTTAGATAGAAAGAAGTGTGACTGTGATAGCTCCATTTCTTGTAGTAGAGGATTGCATATAGGAGGAACCAGTTGGTTAAACAGGTATTACTATGGAGACTATGGATTGGTATGCTTAGTTAATCCTGTTGATGTAGTTGCTGTTCCTTGGATGGCCAATGATGACTATGGTAAGCTTAGGTGTTGTGCATATCTCCCTATTGCTGAAGCAGAGTGGGATGAAAACAACCATATTATACCATTTAGGACAGACTCTGGTTTTGAAGAACCCTTTGTTCCAACCATTCTTTATGATGGTGTGACTGCTACTGAGGAGGTGGCTGCTTATTCTATTCCTATTCCTAAAGACCGTCAGGATAGTAGGACAGTATCTGAAAAGGTGCTTAATATAGCCAGACAATTCATGAAGGATAGAGAATGACTACAGACCAGTATTTTGGTAGATGGATGCAGGTAATTGACAAGAATGAGCTTAGTAAAGTATACAACTTTATAAAAGGTCAGAAGGTCATTTACCCTAGTAAGAAGAATGTCTTTAGGGCATTTCATCTGTGTGACTATGATAATTGTAGGCTTATTGTAGTTGGCCAGGACCCGTACTCTAATGGCAGAGCTACGGGCTTGGCTTTTGCTAATTCCAAAAGTATTCCAGAGGATAAATTATCTCCTTCGTTAGAAAAGGTTAAAGATTCTCTTACCAGAGACAGAATCTCATGGAAAAGTATTACCTTTGACCAAACTTTGGAAAGCTGGGCTGCTCAAGGAGCACTTCTCCTTAATGCCACTCTTACAGTAGCACCAAACAGGCCTCTATCTCATTATCTCTATTGGAGGCAATTTATGGTAAGTTTATTTAGGAACTTGTCAGAGAAGAGAACTGGAATGGTGTATGTGCTAATGGGTACCCAGGCAAAAGAATTGGCAGAATATATTAATGCTTCAACTAACCATGTGCTAACTTGTGAGCATCCTGCATATTATTGTAGAAAGCAGATACCTATGCCAAATATATTAGAGGAAGCTAATAATACCCTCTACAGTCTCAATGGAGATAAGATAAATTTCATCAATCATGAATACCAGAATTCAGAATGTCCACCCGAAGGAATATAAAGGAGTCCAGTACAAGAGTACCTTGGAGGCTGAAACCGCTGAAGCGTTGGATTGTATGGGGTTACCCATCAGGTACGAAGAAAGACGGTTTACAGTTCTTGAGGGATTTAGATGCCCATTTCAGAAGGACAAGGTAAGAGCTATTTACTATACTCCAGATTTCTGGGTAGGAAACATCATCCTTGAGTGTAAAGGCTTTGAAACTCCTGAGTGGCTTCAGAAGAGAAAACTTGTGTTCAAATATCTTGTGGAGAATGAACCTGATTTACTTTTTTACCAAATTCATGATAGCAGGAAAGCCCTTCTAAAAGCTTTGGACCCTCATTGGAGTATGCTAGGGTGTGCCATACGTGTTACCTCCAAGAGGAGGAAAAAGAAAGGGGAAGGGTTTTCCAAGTTGTATGATTCGGTAGAGGAAGCCTTAGCTGACCTTAACTTGAAAGGTAAGCCCTTAGGAGCTATTATGAGGTCTCTGACTGGGAAAACAGAGTATGTTTTTGGTTATAATTGGAAACTTGAAAAGATTAATATATGAATGAGAATGAAGAAGCTACTGAGTTGTTGAAAAGCTTATTGAGTGCAGTAAATGACCTAAGCAAGTCAGCTACTACAGCTATGGCTGTTATGATAGAGGGTAAAGCTCCCTTGAACACTGCTATAATACGTTTAGTTAAGTTTAAGCATGCTTGTGTTATCTTTAGCGCAGCACTTGAAACTTGGCTTGACGAATGTGGAGAAGATATTGACTTTAAAATAGTAAACAATCATGGCAACTGAAAGAAAATCTTTATATGATATATCATGGCAAGTAACCGAGCGAGAGTACAGGGCAGACCCTGCTCTTAGCTATTCTACACTTGCTAAGTTTGAACGTAAGGGAAGATTTAATGCCCTACCTACTCTATTTGATAAAGACAGCTCTCCTTCACTTACCTTTGGTTCATTAGTAGACTGTCTCCTTACAGGAAGTGAGGAAGATTTTGCTAACCAGTTCTTAGTAGCAGAATTTCCTAAGCTAAGTGATAGCATTATTCTGATTGCAGAGCACTTATTTGCCAAGTATGGCAGAGCTACTGAAGAAGACGAGTTGTTTGGTGAGCCTCAGTTCTATGCTACTATAGAGGATATGCCTGACACTGTTATTTCAGAAGTAGGTAAGCAGTGTGGTTTTTGGGAGAATCCTAAGTGGGATAATGTTCGTGCTAAGAAGATTAAGGAAGGTGGTATAAGTGAGTATTATAAACTCCTTGTCTTGGCAGATGATAAAGAGGTAGTCAATCAGAAAGATGTTGATGATGCCTATGCTGCCATAGAAGCCCTCAGAACTTCCGATAATACTGCCTTTTACTTTGCTCCCAATAACACAGAAAATGATGGCATAGAGAGGCTTTATCAATTAAAGTTCAAAGGAGAAGACCCCAATACTCATATTATGTATCGTAATATGGCTGATTTGATAGTTGTGAACTACAATACCAAGACTATACAGCCTGTTGACCTAAAGACTTCTTCTCATAAAGAATGGGAATTTCATAAGTCTTTTGTAGATTGGAGGTATGATATCCAAGCAAGGCTTTATTGGCGTAATATTAAGCAGAATATAGAGAAGGATGATTACTTTAAGGAGTTTACATTACTTCCCTACAAATTCATTGTGGTTAATAGAGTTACTTTACAGCCACAGGTATGGGATTTCTCTCTGACTGAGGCTGAAGGGTTACTAAGAATGGAAACCATAAGAAATGGAGTATATCTGTTTAGAGACCCCTATGTCATTGGAGAAGAGCTTTCCTATTATTTAAGTAATCCCGAATGTAAAGTTCCTAGAGAAATGCAAAAGTCAAACGATATAGTATCATTTTTAACAGATTACATCTAATGAAAAGAACAGTAAAGGTTTTATTGTACAGTAAGTATGCTCAGATTGCCATTAAGGATAATGGCGACTGCTTTGATTTGTTTACTTGTGAAGATGCCATTGTAAAGGCAGGTACTCCTACACTCATTTCTCTTGGCTTAGCTATGAGACTTCCTAAGGGATGTGTGGCTAAGATTTATGACCGCAGCTCTACTCCCAGAAAAGTGGGTGTACATCTAGCCCATTCCGTAGGCTACATTGATTGGTCATATCAAGGAAGAAATGATATCTGGAGATATAGTGCCAAAGTATGCAAGGGAGGCACCAAGCAAGTGAGAGTACCTGCTGGTACTAGAATTTGTCAATTTGAAATTTGTCTGTCCCAACGTGCTACTGTGTGGCAGAAGCTTAAGTGGCTATTCACCAGTGGATATAAATTTGAATATGTTGATGACCTTGAAGAAGTTAGTAGGGGCGGATTCGGTACTACCGAAAATAACCCTAAAAACTTAGTAAAGGATGAACAAGAAACAAAATGAGAAAATAGAATCTGCAGAGTCTATTCCATTCCATGAGTCTATGGAAGCCTGTGGCCTGCCCATTGTCACTTTTAAAGTAGGTGACGAAGATATTAACTTTATGCTTGATTCAGGAGGTATGAAAAGCTTCATTGATTCTAGAGTTGTTCAATTACTGAATTTACCACATGAACCAGTAAATGCTAATGTTCAGATATATGGTATAACAGGTGATGTAGACAAGTCTTCTAAGATTCACATGAACTTTAAGTACCGAGATACTGAATTCTCTTTTGACATTGTAGCACATAACTTAGGTAATGCGCTAGACATGGTGAAAGAGGAGTATGGTATTAGGATTCATGGCATGTTAGGCTCAGACTTCCTTGAGAAATACAGATGTGTTTTAGACTTTGATGATATGGTTGCATATATCAACAAACAATAATATGGAAAAGCCTATTATTACATTATTGGGACATTCTACTAGTAAAAATACCTTGATACTTATTTCTTCAGATAAGGAATTTGTTCAGTATAAACTAATCACTCCATATTCTAATGCACTTAGGTGTGGAGTAGATGCAGAGGACTCTGACAAAATTACTTGGATTGACCCCTCAGGAGGTCCTATGATGAAGATAGGTTATAGGGTAAATGACTTAGAACTGATAGAGATTTTCCACAGTAAGAAGGCTGGAGGATTTGTATTAAAGTTTAAGAGAGTATGATTTACTTTGTTAGTCGTGCCTCTGAAATCTTTGAAGAGAATGAAGTATATAAGTGTATCTCGGTTGAAGAGTCCCTTAAGATATTAGACACTATAAATATAGTTGGTCTGGATACTGAGACTGAAGGCTTTGACCCTTATACTAAAAAACTTCTTTCTCTTCAATTAGGTAACAGAGACTTTCAAGTAGTCATTGACACCTCTACAGTAGATGTAGCCTTATATAAAGAATATCTTGAGTCAGACAGAACATTCCTTGGATGGAATCTTAAGTTTGACTTGAGATTTCTTTATAAACATGGTATATATCCTAAAAAGGTATATGATGGCTATTTAGCAGAGAAACTTTTGTGGCTAGGATATCCTTCAGGAATTCATAGTTTATCTCTAAAGACAGCAGGTGAAACTTATGTAGGAGTAGAGCTGGACAAGACTACTAGAGGTAAGATTCATTACTTAGGTCTTAATGCTGATGTTATTCAGTATGGAGCCAATGATGTGAAGTATCTGGAGGATATTATAAGAGAGCAATATAAGGAACTTCAGAAGAAGGGCCTTACAAATGCCATAAAGGTTGAGAACAAGTTTGTGCTTCCCCTTGCTTATATGGAACATTGTGGCATCAAGCTGGATGTTGATAAATGGAAAGCTAAGATGCAGAATGATGAGAAGGAATACAACAATACAATCAATGCCTTGAATGAGTGGGTATGTAAGCACTATCCTAAGGACACCAGGTTCACCAGGATAAATCTTCAGGGTGATTTATGGGAAGGCTTTGATACTACTCCTAAGTGTACTATTAACTGGGCAAGTCCTAAGCAAGTAATACCTCTATTTAAAGAGCTTGGTTTTAATTTAAAGACCAAGGATAAAGCTACAGGACAAGAGAAAGACAGTGTTGATGCTAAGATTATAGAACCTCAGAAGGGACTTAGTAGTATTGCTCCTATTTATCTTAACTATAAGGCAGCTGCCAAAGTGGTGGGTACTTATGGACAGAATTTCCTAGACCAGATTAATCCTGTAAGTGGCAGGATTCATACAAGCTATTCTCAGATGGGTGCAGATACCACTAGAATTACTTCTGGAGGTAAGGATAAAAGTAGTAAGACAGAATATGTCAACCTACTTAATCTTCCCTCTGATGAGGTAACTAGAGCCTGCTTCGTAGCTGAGGAGGGTAATAAGTGGATTTCTATTGACTATTCAGGCCAAGAAACTTATCTTATGGCTTCTATTGCGAATGATGAAGCCATTATCAAGGAGCTTACTGAGGGGTCTGGAGATATCCACAGCTTGACTGCTTACATGGCTTATCCTGAGATACCTAGAGATATGCCTATTTCTGAAATCAAGGATTTCTCCAAGAAGTCTCATAAGAATGGAGGTCTTGATTATAGACAGGAAGCCAAAGGTATAGAATTTTCCATTAATTACGGTGGTGATGCAAATACCATTCATCAGAATAAAGGTATTCCATTGGAAGAAGCTCAGAAGGTTTATAATAACTATATGAGTGGTTTCAATGGTCTTAAGAGATATCAGGATTTCAGACGCAAGGATTGGTTTGAGAAAGGTTATATCTTATTAAATCCTCTCACTGGGCACAAGGCGTTTATTTATGACTATGAAGAACTCTTATCAGAAAAACGCAGAATGTCTGAGGATGGATTCTGGGATTACTATAGGGAGATGAAGAAAAATCACCCTGACTGTGATACTGTTCAGATGGTTAGGCACTTCTTTAAAAGAAAGTCTGCCTCTGAAAAGCAGAGTATCAACTATCCTATTCAAGCCACAGGGTCAATGTGCCTCCGTTATTCTATGATATATCTTTGGAAGTATATTACCATGCATAATCTTCAGGGAATAGTTAAGATATGTGTGGCTCCCTATGATGAAATTAATCTGGAAGCTCCTGAAGAGATGGCAGAGAAAATAGCTAAGGTAGTTTATACCTGTATGGTTGAAGCTGGTAAAATATTCTGCACTAAGTGTAAACTTGATGCAGATATATCCAGAAATAAGGATGGAAGCCTGCCAGACCATTGGATTCATTAAAAACAATTATTATGGCAATTAGTAGAAAAGATGTTATAAAGTACCTACTTGTTAGGAACTTTCTTGAGGAAGAAACCAAGAGGATATTTGATTATATCCTCAAGGTTATTCCTAAAAAGAATGAGAATGCTCAGGAAGAAACTCTCAGGTCTTGGAGAATAGACGGAAAAGTCCTTTCTCTACTTTACTCTTACGTTGAAGGAGATGATACTCAGCCTATTATGGCTTCCTTTGAGTTGCCTATTGCCTCTGTCATAGATGGTAACTGGAAGAGATGGCTTGACATCCAAGCACAGTTAATAGAGGAGCAGGAAGAGGATACAGTGCCTCCTACTACAGAGGGAAAACCTGGCAGTGATTATGACTTAGATAAAGAATCAATAGAAAAGCAGCAGAACAATGGATAATTACCCTCCAGGAGCAGCTAATGACGCAGATGCTCCATACAATGAGCAGATAATTCCTGACATGGAGTTTGATGTCACAGTGTCTATATCTTTAAGTAAGACTGTAGTTTGTAATACAAATGATTATGGCATTGAGTATGATGATGCTACTCACCACATTGAATTAGATACTAGTGACACTAATTGGAGTTCTGTGTATACAGACAATCATTATACTATCCCTCAATTACTTGAGATGCTTAAGCAGTATGTGCAAAAGGACCTTAATAAAGTTCATGAGGTTTCCAAAGAACGTAATATTAATGAAAAGTTCCTTAAGAGAAAGTATGAGCATATTTTAAGTGAGTGTGATAATTGGACAGTAGATGAAGAAGTTTATGAAGGAGAATAACTATGGGTAGAAGTATAACAATATCTAAGAAACATGGTGTTAATCCGTCAATTCTCCATTGCGAATGCTGTGGTAAAGAATATGGGTTAGCTCTACTTGGTAAGCTAAAGGGAGATGCAGAAGCTCCTAAGGATATGAGGCAAGGCTTTTGTGATGACTGTCAGAAAGTCATTAACCAAAAAGGCTTAATGATAATCGAGGTCCGAGATGGAGAATCTGGCAATAATCCCTATAGAACAGGTAGAATAATAGGTATTACCAAGGAAGCTAAGGAGAGAATGTTTAAGGATGTAAACTCCCCTATAGTTTATATGGAACAATCTCTATTTAACCAAGTATTTGGTGAAGTGGAATTTACACAATAATAGTATTATGGTGCAGAGGTTTAGGAAATTTTCCTTATCTTTGCACCATACTCCTAGAGTTATGAAATTAAAAACAAAAATAGAGTATTGATATGGCAAACAACAATTGTAAGAAGGAAAGGATGAGGCTATTTGCTATTACCTATGAGGTTAAAGAAGTGGCCCAGACTATTGAGTATGCAGGAACTGCAGTAGTACAGGCAGAAACTCTTAATAAAGCTCAGAGCTGTTTTATGTCTGAATCCCAATTCAATGGAGTTCAAGATAAGCTTCGTATTAAAAATATTGTAGAAGTTAATTTCACCAAGGGACCAAAACTCCTTATGGAAAATTTTATCAAGACAGATAGTTATGAGCAATCTAAATTCTAAGAATTTCTCCACCAATTTCTCCTCCTCTACTGGAGATAACTTGCCTCCAATAGAGAATGAAACGAAGCCCTTTCTTCAAAATCAGAAAATGGGAATGACAGGAGAATATCAGGAAGTTTTAGAACCTCTACAAGAAGCCCTTGTAAACTATTATGATACTGTTCCTGAAAAGAATAGAGAATTGGCAGGTAAGATACTTGCTAAGCTGGCTTTACCTATTACAAGGACTATGGAAGGAAGTTCTCCTAAGGCAATAGGTTATATACCTATTATGAACATGGCTCCTGCAAAAACTACTAAGAGAAAGGTACTTAAAAAAGATGACAGAGTGTATCATCCAAGTCATTATACTTGGCTAAAGGATTTGTGTGGTATTGAGGTAATTGATATTACTCGTCACATGGATTTCGACTTAGGCAATGCTATTAAGTATATCTTAAGGCAGGGGCATAAAACTGAGAAAGGTATATCAGATACAGACAAAGCTATTGAAGATTTGCAAAAAGCAATCTTTTATATAGAAGATAAGATAGCTATGTTGAAGAAATAAGCCTGTGAAGGTTAGTATTTATAATGAATTCTTGTACTTAAAAATCTCATGTGTTGGTTTTTGCCCCTAAGTGTAGGGGCATTTGGGGATGGGATTCTCAAAGCACAAAAGAGTCCGAGTAGTTAAACCACTTATTATCTTAGGATAATATACTGGTGTAATGGGTGCAACTCCTGTCTTCCCCACTAATTATTAACTAAAAACAAAACAATTATGACACTACAACAATTAATTGACCAATCTACTTCCATAGGAAGGCAGATAACCTCTTGTGAAATCCCTGTTGTATACCAGGGAGTAGGTGATAACATTACACGTCTTGAACTCAGTCAGGACAATAATGGAAACTATTATGTAAGTATTTGGTAATATGAACAAAGTAGAAAAAAATATAATAGTAATTGAATGGGTAGATTCAGTCAGAGCATTTGACTGGACTCTTTTGGAAGACGTAGATGAAAAATCTTTAGATTGTATATCTGTAGGGTTCTTATTGAAAGAGATGGACAACTGTGTTACTATTGCACAGAACTACGGAATTAAGCCAGAGCAGGTATGTAATATCATTACTATACCTAAATGCAGTATTAAAAATATAAGAGAAATTGATTTATAACTATGAACAAAGCAGAAAAAATCAAAGCTGAGATTGAAAGGCTTAAAAATGAACTTTCTTATAACAAAGAAATATTGAATCTTAGGGAAATTATAGCAGTAAATAACTGTTATAATAACCTTATTTTATTTATTGACTCCCTCTCAGATACCGAAAAAGATTTCGGCATCAAAGAATCCGTAATCCCTTTTGGAGCTTCAAACAGTGAACTGATGGAAGCTACATATTTCATCCCACAAGGCTATCACGCAGTTATTGATGGTAATAAAGTTATCATCAAGAAAGGTGAAGAGCCTGTAAGCAATGATTTGGAAGAAGCAGCAGTAGAAGCCTTTAAACGAATTGTAGATTCAGACAAGAATAGTTTCTATGAAATCTTCAAGGCAGGTGCTCAATGGCAGAAAGAGCAGATGGTTGAAGAAGCCTGTAAATGACTCGAATCTTGCTATTGAAGTAACAGAAGAAAATAACCCTTATAAAGAATAAAGTTATGAAAAGACAAGATGCAATAAACCAATATCACACAGAAGTTGCTTTATTTGAGCAATACTGCGCTATTAATACAACAACCTTTGAAGAATGGTTAGAAATCAAAGATATTAAATTAGAAGATTAGTATATGAAAAAGATTATCCTATTAGCACTTGCCGCCTTGATGATGGCGGGGTGCAAAGAACCAGTAACTATTGATGTTAAAGAAGGATTAAAAATAGTAAATATAGATAGTTGCGAATATATTAAATGCTATACATATGGCATTAATTCTTATGTTTATTCTCACAAAGGCAACTGTCGCTTCTGCAAGGAACGTAGGCAGAAGGAATTGAAAGAACTTGTCGAACAATTAAAGGAGAAATGATTATGATTAAAGAAGCGTATTGTTCATTAGAAGTAGCCAAGCTGCTCAAAGAGAAAGGTTTTGATGAGCCTTGTAGAAGTGCATATATTTGGAATAGTGAGGAATATGAGTTGTGTGCACTGTTTTCAAAATCTCTTCATTTTAATCGTGAAGGTGGTTTAGAAGATTATGAAGATGATTCTGTGCCAAGAATTTCTGCTCCAACTCATCAAATGGCAATGAAGTGGTTGAGAGAAGTGCATCAACTGTATATAAGTGTTGGTGTAAGCCCTATATATGGCAAAGTCAAAGATGAAAAAGGCAGGAACACTTGTGGCTTGCTCTACTGGCACTACATGGCAAGCGGTGGGTGGATGAATGACAAATATAATCCTCAACAAAAGGCATTTGTTGTGTCAGCAAAAAACTATGAAGAAGCTGTTGAAGCATCATTGAAGTATTCGCTTGAAAATATACTCACATTTAAAATTAAGGAGGAAAGTTAGATGATATTTATCAATCCTTGGGCATTTTATGATTCAGATGATATTCCCGACTTAAATCCTCATGATGATGAGGAAGCAATAGGGTGCGTTTGTGGCGTGTGCGGATATATAATAGCATCAGCAATTTTTGTATGGCTTATGCATTTTATATTGAATCTTAGATTAAATGGCATAATAAGTACAAATGTTCATTTTATATTGATACTCGTTAATTGTATAATAATTTATCCAGTACTAACTATAATTCTTATGAAATTAGCATTTAAGATAGGAGACAAAATATACAAAAAGAAAAGAAAATGAGAAGTTACACAGACATAGAGCAAAGCAAAAGGTTGGCAGAAATACTGCCTATTGAGAGTGCGGATATGAGGTATCATACAATATCTCAATATAATCTATATCCTTGTGATGAAATAGTTTATACAATAGATTTTAGTAAACCGTCAGGTATTGATATTCCTTGTTGGAGTCTTGCAGCATTGCTTAGTGTTTTGCCTAAAAATCTAAATATAGGTCGTCCATCATTAGATTCTAATTATATGGGATACTATTGGATTCAATACTATGATGAATTTATGAAGCCAAATAATTATAAAACAGAGTGTTTCAATAATCCTATTGATGCTTGCTATGAAATGATTATTAAACTCAATGAACTTAAAATGTTGTGATTATGGGATATTATAAATTTAGAAAACACGATTTGATGGAAGAACTTAAACATATTCCTGATGATGATTTCATTATGATTAATTTGGGTGGTCATACAGCTTCAAGTTATCCAATTACATATATCGAAGACTCAACAAGTTGCGGCTTTTGGGAATTACGATGTGATGCATCAGTAAATTTTTGGGATGCTTTAGAAGAGGCACACAAAAATAATGAATTATAATTTAAATAAATAGTTATGACACAGGAAGAAAAAGAACTATTATTATCATTGTTAAAAAAAGCAGATGAAGATGGTTTGTTAAATGTTTATGATGATAATGAAAATACACATGAAGTAACTTGGATATATCTTGATAATGAAATTTGTATAAAAATAGAATAAAATTATGACTCAAAAAGAAAAAGCAAAAGCCTATGATAAGGCTTTAAGGGTGATTAAAAATTTAATTGACGCAGGATTGGTTTATGAAGACGCTGCTATTCAAATCTTCCCCGAACTCAAAGAATCCGAGGATGAGAAGGTGAGGAAAGAAATTATTGCCGTTTTCAAAGGTGAAACTTCATACACTTCAGAAGAAGATGCTAAAAGGTATATTGATTGGCTTGAAAAGCAAGGTGAGAAATCCTTAACTGTGGATATTGAATCTATGATAGAAGCGTATGAACAGAGACTTATAAACCAAGGTAATGGTGTAAAAAATAGTCCAATCGTTAATATGTGTGTGGCAGCCTTTAAGCATGGAGTTGAAAATACTTTGGATGAATTACATTTAAAGCAAGGTGAAACCTCTCCAATTCTTTCCAATTCTTCAAACATTGGAAAGGATGAGCAGAAGCCTACCATAGAAATGAAATCAGCAGAAGAAAGTCTTGGTATAGATTCTGAAACATACAACGAGATTGTCAATGATTGCATATTTGGTGAAAATAAACCAAAGTTTAAGGTTGGTGATTGGATTACTGATGGATATGTTGGTGGCCAGATAACAAGCATAGAATATAGCTATCCTTGCTATAAAATCGCAGACTTTATGGGAGGCATCAATACAAGCATCCCGTTTAGTTTACAAGACAATTACCACCTTTGGACTATTGATGATGCCAAGGATGGCGACGTACTTGCTTATGTAACAGACGAAGAAGATTTGTGGATAATGATTTATTGGTCTTTGTATGAACCTTATGAAGGGCACGTCCATTATCATGCGCTTCTTGTTAATGATGAGTTTTATGATAAAGGCACTTGTTGTATCTGTATAAACTACTTGAAACCAGCCACCAAAGAACAGCGCGATACTCTCTTTGCAAAAATAAAGGAAGCAGGCTATGAATGGGATGCTGAGAAAAAAGAATTGAAGAAGATTGAGGATGAAGAATATAATGGCGAGGATTATGGCATTGATAGCCTTTTTCATGCCCAAAGAATCCTTGAAAAGACTCTTGGAAGTGTTGATGGTTACCAGACAGACGATGGTATCTTATCACATAAATGTGCTATTACTGCCGTCAAGAAATTATATGAGCAAAAGCCTTGGAGTAAAGAGGATGAAGAACATATACACAGCCTTCTTGACAGACTTGAAGGGATGTGTAAGAAAGGTTCAACATTCATCACAACTCGATTCGCAGTAAATCAAGATATAGATTGGCTCAAAAGCCTAAAACAAAGAATAGGGTGGAGACCAAGCGAAGAACAAATGAAAGCATTGCACGACTTAAATCTTACTGGAAATATATCCTATGCAGGACAAGGACAAGAATTGATTAATTTGTATAACGATTTAAAGAAACTAAAAGGAGAATAATATGGATTTTAAGCACGAATTAGAATACTATTTATACATCTTACACGATGAATCTTTGACTTATCAAGACAAGGTTGAAGTATTGGAAGAAAAGATTAAAGAAAGACTTAAAAATATGTGATTATGGCAACAGAAATAATGATAAGGCCATTTCCTTCCACAAGAAAAGATAAAGGATTTTATGCATATATCCATTATGATAAGTGGACTAAACAAGTCACTTGTGAAGGAAATACAAGACAAGAAGCATACAATAAAGCAATAAAATATTGTAATCAAAATAATATAAAACTATGACAAAAAAAGAAAAACAAGAATTGAAAGCCAGTGATTATGCTATCAATCACTATGAGAGTAACAGAATTTATACAAGTCTTGAAGTTCATAAAATGCTATGTGATGCTTATGTAGCTGGAAACAACGATATGGAGGTATGATATTCATATGGAAACCATGTATGTAGATAGTAGATTTTTTGAGGATTTCAAAAACTATATGAAAGGAGAATAAAGTTATGAGTATAGTTATACAATGCCCCTATCTTGCGACAGATGGTCTTTCAAGATTTTGTATGAATGGAAAATTTCCGTGTAGTTGTGAAACATGTAGTTGTTCTGACAAACAATATGTTGAAATCACTACAACCACAACTTCTGGTACAAGTGCGTGGCCTAATTATTTAAAAAAGGAATAATAGGAGAATAAGTTATGAAAAAAATCAATTTTTCTTGGAAGTCAATTACTGAAATCCCAACTAAACATTGTGCAAATAATTACGCATTAAGTCCGCTGTATTTGGTAAGATGTGGAGAAAAAGATGGTGTATCTATTCTTGGTTATTCACGTTACAGCTTTGCAACAAAAAAGTGGATGGATTGTTATGAAGCAACAACTTCAGGAATTCATAAGGTTACTGAGTGGACTGATATCAAAATTTAAAATGCAATAATTATGCCAAAATTTAAAAAAGGAGACAAAGTGCGTTATGCTAACCGTCTATGGGAAATAGATATGTGGGAAGGCACAGCCAATGACCATTATGTCTTAACCTCATGTGATGGAAAATATGAGATAATGCACACCGAATTTGAACGAGAAGAATTATTTATGAAGGAATAAGTTATGCCCCAATATTTCCATGATTATATGCATTGTTCACAAGAACAATGCACGAAGAAAGACCAATGCTACAGATACTGGCTTGGTCAAGAGATTAAGAACACAGACTATCAGTATGCAAGTTTCTACCATCCAAAGGAACCTGTTACTGATGGTTGCTCATATTTTATTAAAAAAGATTATTTTGATTAATTATGATAGCATTTTTATTAGGAGCAGCATTAGGTGCTGTAGTAGTATTAGTAAACTTTATAATTTTATCTCATATTTGGAAAAAGGAGAGAGATGAAGGCAATTCAAATCAATAGGGAGAACTTAGGTACTGTCATGCAGTTACCATGTGTTGAGATGTGTTTTAAGACAGTCTCAGGGCATTTCAGATTCAAGGGAACCTTTGAATCCAAGGCACACTATGCAAGAGAGAATGACTGGCTTATTCAAGTCTCAGAAAAGAGTTGGAGAACCATGTCTAATGCAGAGTATCAAAGAATAAAAGAAAAGTTGTAAAATGAATAAAGAACAATTTGACAAACTTGCCAACCTGCTTTATGAGAGAGGCTATAAGAAATATAATCAGCAATGGCATCATGAGGATTATATCATAGGCAAAGGCTTCCATAAAACTGATAACCAATGGGAAGAAGACAGGAATGCCTATCAGATAATTCTCTCTATCTATGATTACTCAGAAAGGACTATGTTTTGGGATAGAATTCCTAAAGACATGAGGAACCATGTGGGAATTGAAGTCCATGTAGATATGGCAAGAACCATTGATGAGAGATTGGAACTCTGCTTTGCCTGGCATGATAATGATACCATTGAAGAAGTAGAACGTTGGGCTGAAGAATATTACCAATTCATGTGTAAATTATTTAAAGAACCAAGAGAATAACTTTTAAATTCAACAATTATGAAAGAAGTAACAAAAGAAAAAGTACAGAAGTACACTATGTATGAAGCCCTTGATGGTACACAGTTCCATGACAAGACAGAATGCCTGAAATATGAAGAATCTGCTAAGGGTGTAATCAGGGCAAGAATTGCCAAGCTTACTGTAGGTAAAGCTACTGAATGGGACTTGTTAGCAGGAAGTGATGACCATGAGGTTGTAGGCATCAAGATGCAGAATGGAAGAGACCTTGAGTATGTCAAGCAATTCTTCATGATGGAATGCTCTTGGTATGGAGAAGTAAGGACTAAAGAGATATTTGACGTCATTGAGAAAGCCTATGATGATAATGATATTGTTCTCTTTGGTATTAACTGTGACGGAGAATATTATTGGATTAATAGTCGCCAGAATATCGTTGATAATTTGGTGAATTTCGGTAAAAAGGAAGAGAGTGCATAAGTGTAATTATCACTAAGGCTGTGAAGATTAAATTGGGGGATGTAGTAACCGCTGTCCTATTTGGAGGTCAGAGGGTTACTGGAAAGGTAGAAAGTATTGAGATTTGTGCCAGAGATTCTAAATATGGAAGAGTTGTTAAGAGCTGCGACTTACGAAAACATAGTAATGGAACTATAAGTTTAGGCTGTGGACATTGGTGTTATTTTTATCAAGTTAAATCAATTAAGTAATTATGTACCAAGTAACAATTCATCACCATGACAAAGATTGGGTTAGGGGTGATTTGGAAGACAAGCTGGAGTTAATCAGGCAGGAGAATTTTAAAACAAGAACTGCTGCAAAAAACTTCATGGAGGGGGATGTTGCCCGCAGAAGATGCAAGGTAGTTCACAGAGACTATCATAAAGGAGACAAACCTAGTTATATTTGGGCTTATACTGGAGTAACATGGCAACATGAAAACTCTGGTGAAGAAATGGAAGAGTACTATAGATATATTCTTAAGAAAGTGAAGTTAAGATAGTATGGAAAATATGTTGATATAAAAAATGAACAATCAAATAAATAACTATGAACAGAAGAATGGTAGTTGCTGATAGGGAAGAAGTGTATAATGCCCCTATCATTCCTTGGAATAATGGTACTTATACTCCTCTTGCTAATAGTATGGTTATGGATTTAGTTGATACTAAAATCAATAACTTAGGACTGGTAGTAAAGGATGAGCATTACAAGGTAACTAGAACTAGTGATGGATTAATCAAGGGAGTTATTGGCTCCTATGATATTAGTACTCCTGACGGTGACTATGGACAAAGAGTTATGTTTAGGAACTCTTATGATAAATCTATGAGCTTTGCCTTTGTGTGTGGTATGGTAGTTTGGATATGTTCCAATGGATGTATCTCTGGAGACTATCAATATAGAAGAATTCACAGAGGAGCATTTCTAGAAGGTACTAGCACTACTGAGAAAGAAGTAATTGCAAGTGTGGAAGGGGGCTTTACAGTACTGCAGAACTCCTTTGAGCATACTTCTGAGCAACTCAATGAGCTTAAGCATTTTGAGGTTAGCCCAGAAGAAGTCTTTAAGATTTTGGGTACCTTATTCTTCACTAAGCAAGTAATAAACATTACTCAAATGTCTATCATTAAGAAGGAGCTTGCTTTCAGTCAGAATTTTAGGCATCTTGGTGACCTTAAATTCACTGCTTATGACTTATATAACCATATCACAGAATCTCTTAAGACAAGTCACCCCACAACTTATGTAAATGACCATGTGGTGACTCATAGTCTCTTTGAGGAAACATTTAACCTCTAAACTCTTACCTCCAATAGAAGAATAAGAATAGGCCAAGGATAGACTTTCTTTTCTGAACTTCATGATGTTAGTGTATGTAAATCGTGGGCCTGCAAAATTCTCTCTATTGGAGGTTACTTTAATTTGCTATGGAAATATTCGGGCTATTATTTGCTTTTATATTGGTGTGTATTGCTAGATTACTAGGAGCACATAAGGATAAAGAAAATGAATAATAAAAAAAGACTCTTGGGTTTTACTTCCCTAGAGCCTTTTTTACGTTCAGTTGGTGGTAGTCTATTTGAATACCTGGAATAAGTCATCCTCAGTTGCTAGTTCTAGTTGATTCTGAACTTGCTTGAGGAATGGCACAGCCTTTACAGCATTGTGTACCCAAAGATTTTCCCCTTCATATTTACCACTCTCAATAGTTACTGCTAAATCAGTAAGGGAAAGAAGCTTTGCTAACTTACTGAATTGTGTTATACAAGCAGCAGGAGAGTTGAGTATGGTAATAATGTTGGTTACAAAACCTGGGCTAAATGGTACAGAAGCTCTAGTTTCCATTCTCATACGCATAAGCTGATACATAAGGTTTCTGTATGCCCAGTTGCCCTTCTTATCCTTATACCTTCCAAGAGATGCTGTAGATGCACAAAGTCCGACAAGTAGAGCTATTTCAGCAACTGCTCTCTTTATATTGGCTTGCTGCATATCATTAAGTTGATGCCATCTAGTTATTAACTGCCAACCTCCATCATTCCATTCTTTTACAGTATCTGCCAAGAATTTGAGAGAAGTGGTATAATAACCCTCTCTCCATTCATTAAGGTCATAGTTATAATGCAAACCTCTGAAACGTCTTTCATAGTGGCCAGGCATCCATTGTCTGAAGTTCATTATGAGTCTTCCAAAGCAATATCTATGAACCATACCCTTATCAAGTTGTCCAAAGGCACCATGCATAGTCTTATTACAATAAGATACTTGTCCCTTGATAATATCTAAGTCTCTCTCAGTAAGGGCTCTTCTATTACCTTCTGCATCAATAATATCCCACTTACTATAGTCAACTACTAACTCTCCTGTACCACTTTCAACTTTCTTTTCAAAGACTTTTCTAAGAGAAACTGTTTGGCCAGTCTGCCTATTGACTACTTTCTTTCTGTGTAGAATAGCTAGCATTGTTTCTGCATGGAGCATGTGCTCACCCATGCCATACATGAACAGTATATTGGCATTTCCAATTACTTTGCCTACTATATTATTGTAGAAACCATCTGCTTTAAGATTCTCTATGAACTCATCCTTTACATCAAAGTAGTCCATCAGAAGAGCTAAGTCAGAAGTCTTCTTATTACTAGCAAGTTCTGCAAGCATAGGCCATATTTCTTGGAAGTACTCCCACTCAGCATAACCCCAGTCAGCAATATTATAGAACTCTCCACAAGCTCCCTCAATACACATCTGTAATTTACCTACTAAAGCATTGGCTTGAGCACCAAGTAAGTTAAGAGACAGTCCTGTATATGAGGTATAGCCTGTTACTAATCCAGTCAGTTTATCATAGCTTACATCTAGACCAAATACAGATACATGCCCTTTACCATCTTTATGTCTCTTTCCAAAGATATTAGCTTCAGTAAAGTCTGCAACCAGACCTGCAGAAAGAGCTGTTGCAGGAGTCTTTTTAATTGTCCTAATCATCACATCCCTGCCCCAGGTATAGATATCCATAAGAGTCTTGTCTCCTTCAACTGCTGCAATATTTCTACGGTTTATAAGCCAGTCTTTTGCAAGCATCAGGGCATCAAGAGCCTTATTCATTTCATTATACTGAACAGAGGAAGTCATAATAGCTTCCATACCACGGCTAAAGTCTAAGCTAAGCCTTGAGGGGTCTTTAATCTTATGAGTAAAGAATAGTGGAAGTGTCTGAGCTTCTTGTCCAGAGAGGTCAGAGTGTCTTAGAGAGATATTATTGGCTCCTAGGGTATCCATGAAGTCTCCATAGTCTGTATCATCTTCTCTCTTAACCAGAGCATCTACTATCTTATTTTTAATAATCTGAAGAACCTTTGAAGGGTCTCCTCCAGATTCTTTTAATGCAGTGGTTACATCAGTAGAAATTTGAGGAGCATCAAAGAACCCAAATTCAGCTGTTGGAAGGCCATAAGTGACAGCGGCTTTTAATGCCATCATCTTATAGTAATAATCCTGCTGAGCCTGTGTCATATTAGGCAATGCTTTACCAAATTTCTCCCTTAGTGGAATACGTATTTTGAAATCATATTCTGAGGGAGTAGCAGAATCTCCATGGAATACTTTCAAGTATTCTGCATAGGCATTCCTGAATGTAGGATGAGTGAAGGGAGTAACCCATTCAGTATTATTATTTTCCCAAGACTCAAGTCTTCTCTGTACTTCCCTTTGAGAATATCCCTGATTCTCATAGTACTCCTTCATTTGCTTTCTCTTAGCTTCAAAGGCATCCCAATCTACGTCAGATATTATTTTGCCTGTAGGAGAACCATCTTTTCTTTCATACATAAAGACTGCATCACTTCCTGCCTCAAAGAGGTCATTGGTAAGTCTTCGTATAATAGTGTCTCCCTTTCTAGCTATTTTATCTCTTGCCTGGTTTCTGTCTCTGACAGCTGCAGCAAAAAGAGCAAGTGCTTCATCATTGGACTCTCCCATTGCATAGATATACCTATCAAAGAAATTAATATCTTTCCTAGCAGTTTCCAGAATCTCTCTAAGAGAAACCATTTCTTCCCCATTATTCCTCTGGTCAGAGTTACCCCAATAGATACTGTAATATGCATATACTACATCAAATTGTTTTCTCTTGGCATCTCTTCTTAGGGTAGTTAATTTCTCATTTAGAGAGGAAGCAAGCTGCTGGATAGCTTCTATCATATCTTCAGTAAGGCCCAATTCATCTAGCTCTAAACCATCAAGGCTGAGTAGTCTTTCCAGTATTGGCCTATAAACATCTGCCAGTTCAGAGCTTCTAATAATGACTTTACTAGCGTCATTAACTGCTGTTAGGGTATCAGGAGCAGCTGCAAAGGAAGTATCCAAAGCAGCAATCAAATCTGTCGTAGTGTTGATTTCTCCTGCTAAGTCACTAAGCATACTGATTATAGAGTCCCCATATCGTCCTCTTTCTATTTCCTGTTCTATCTTTCTAAGCTCCTTATCATCTCCTCTTTTTTTGCCTCCTGTCTTACGTCTGAAGGTCTCAAGTTCAATATACTTATTGTTAAGGAATGCTCTGGCAGCTTCACTTAATTTAGTAGCCTGCTCTATATCAGTAAGAACTTCTTCCTTATCCACATGACTTACCTTATATAGCTCTGTTAAAGCTTCATGAATTTCAGAAGCAGGAATATTGAAGTATTCAGTATCATCACTAAATCTAGACAGCTCATGTTCTTTTTTAGCTTCAAGACTAGAGGCATCTAGCCTGCTCATTTTCCTTTTAACTTCCTGAAGGAATAGGTTTAATTGGTCACTCCAATACCTATCTCGCAATAAATCCAAGGTTTCAGGAGTAATAGGAGCTTGGTCATTACCTGTTCTGTAAGATATAGCATTAGCTAAGTCATCCCCAAAACCATTCTTGATAGTGTCAAGCAGAGGACTTCCTTCAAACATATCCATGATAAGCCTGGCAGCATCAGGATTTGCTCTATACCTATCTCTGCCAAAGGCATCTATCATATCTTTAATAGTACGCTCAAATCCAAGTGCTGACAATGTATTGGCATATCTGGTTTTTACTTCAGGACTAAAGTCAGTCTTTAATCCCTGAGTATTTAACCAGCCTGTAATAGCATCCAGAATAATCTTTCTTCTGATAAGAGACCTGTTAGCTCCATAATTCTCAGCATTGAGATTTTCTACATCAATAACAAATTGACCATTAGAGAAGCGTATCATTGCTTTCATTCGTGTGTTATTGTTATTGAAGTCTATCACCCTATCTAGCACCTCTTCTGGGGTGTCATATCCCTTTTGGGTACCATCAGGATTTTCTGCTCCCAGAGTATTCTTAGCTTGTTGAAGAGCATTTTGGTCTTTAATTAAATCTTCAATGTGTACCCAGTCCATAAAAGCATCACTCTTAATCTCTCCAAGCCTGTCAAATTGCTTCTTGTTGAACTGGGCTCTCACATTGTCTAACTTGGACATGGCATACAGGAAGTTGGTTAACTTCCTGTCATGTCCTGTCTTATTATACATATCCCCATAGAGCTTACTCTTTTTGCCCTTAGCTGTGGGATACACTGTACACATTGCACCTTCCATATTACTTACATAGATTTAGTTTGTTTTCAGAATCATTTACATCCTTAGTAAGTTCCTCAGGAGTTACTCCAAGGACTTCTGCTATTTTAGCCAATGTAGGTAAGTCAATACCTGTTGTTTCACTGAGATATCTTTCTTGTCCTGCATTATAGAGCTTATTAAACCTGTCTTGCAGATTCCGCATATTCAACTTCGGGTCATCCATAGAATAAGTGGTCAATAGAACCATTAACCTTTGATAAATAGGTCTATTATCTTCCACTAGTGGGGCTACAGACTCTCCTGAATCTGGGTCAGGAGCAGGAGCACTCTGGGGCTCTGCATTCTCCACCACAGATTTCATTTCATACACCTTTTTACTTGGGTCTATTTCAAAGCATTGCTGATTTTCTCCACCGAGCTTATCTACGAAGTACGCATGAGCTAAGCTGGAATTACCTATAGGCTCCACATAAAGCCACTTGGTAGAACCATCCTTCATTTGTACCTTGGCAAGACCAGAGACATTTACATCACCAAAGGTTTCTATTGGCAGTAAGTCATCACTTCCCCAATTCAAATCCTCTTCCTTTACCGTACCTAAGTTAGCATAACCTAAGTTGAGCATGAACTGCATAAGCAGATTGTCTATTCTGTCAGGAGTCATTACAAGCTCCTTGAGCAGACTTTCCTTATATCCTGGAATAGCAAGCTTCACTGTATTAGGAGTTAGTGACATAAAGGTCTTAGGACTAAATCCAAATGAACCTAAGAAGAAATTATACTCAACCAGCTTCAAAGCGAGATTATCCTTGTCCTCAATTCCTTTTTCTCTCTCGGAGGTATAAAGGTCTGACCAAGCACTTCTCAAGGACTGAAGTTCTGTGTCTGTCAATCCTCTGGTATTTAAAGCAAGTATGCTGTTACCTGCCTTATCCTGGTCCATCATTACAGCTTGAACAAATGCATTGTCTCTATACTGATTCTTTGCAGCCATGAACTTGTTGGGGAATTCATCAAGCATCTCCTTACGGTTCTCATAGCTTAAATCAAATAGTGGAGACTCCATGTTCATGTAGTAAGACATATAGAATCTGCCAAACTCTCTAGCCATCTTATTTGACATATAGCCCATCCTGCTCTTGAGTGCAGAATAAACCTTGTAAGCCTCATCATTTGCTTGAATAATATTCTTACCAAGTAATTCCCTCTCAAGTTCAGAACTAGTATCACGGAAGGCTTGAATGATAGAAACCTCATTACCATTTTCATCATATATGATGCCCTCAGCAGCCTTCTTCAAGTCATCAGTTACGTAGCTATTGCTAGCAAACTGCTCATCCTTCAACCTATTATTCATAGTGTCTGAAGCATAAGGTCCTACAGCAGAAGTAATAGAGTTATAACGTGTTGTATGTACTACTCCTCTGAACATCTCAGCCATATTATTGAGTTTCTTGAAGATTTCCAGCACAGTCAAATCCATATTTCTTCTGTACTGCAGATACTCTGCATCCTGCCTATTGGATAACTGGTGTTCTCTGACAAAGAAATCCTTGTTATAATTATACTTAAGTTGCAGAGCAGCACCTTTCCTGTCTTCTCCCATAAGCTCATTCTGCATGGTAATCAAGGTCTGCATCAAGCTATTGGAGCTACCACTAGCTTTTTCTACATTGTACCTGTTAATGAGCTGCTTGATAATAGGATGAGTTAGGAATAAGCCAATAAACTCAAGGTCATGACCAAGCCTTACTAAGGTTACTGCAATATTAACAGTATCCATATTAATATTAAGCAGGTTGAGTACAGGGTCTTTTACAGCATCCACAGAGCTAGCAAGTAATTGGGCAAGCACTGTACTAATACGTGTAGCATTGTCTAGCCCATACTCTTCATCTACTTTAAAGGTTGCTCCTTCCTTGTAGTTTACACCATTAATACTGAATCCACCTCCCTCAGGAATTTGGATTTTAGCTTCTACATCAGACATTCCTACAATAGCATGGCTGACATTTGCCTGAGCAAATACACCAATCAGCTTGGCAGCAACCATGTTCTGCTTATGGAATTGTATCTGAGTGTCTGCATACTGAAGATACTTATTAGTGTAAGCAGCTTTCTTAAGAGCCTTACCTGACATTGTAGAAGCAGTGTCATACTGCACACCATTGTCCATGGCTGCAAGCATATAACCTACCTGCTTAACATCATCAAAATTACCACTGGCAAGTACTTGGTCTTCTGCCATACCACTTGTCAGAATACCCCACTGAGTAGCTATAATCAAGTTGTCATTATGATATCTACCTTCTGCAAAATCTTCATATTTAACTTCCCTTTGTTGCCTCCAGTAGGACATAATTCGATGGTCAGTATCAGTAGTAGGTTTAATAGTGCCCCTTACAAGTCCCGTAAGTCTTGCTCTATAGGCTGCACTATCTTCTCTACTTACTCTAGCTCCGCTCATCTTGTTTCCTAAGTAGTAGTCCTCCATTTCCTTCTTAATGAATTCTGCGGAGTTGTCTGTCCTGTTCAGTCTATAACGCATGATATACATCTTATCTACGTCAAAGTCAGAACCTGACAGAGTAGTAATTTCCTTAGGAAGCATAATACCTTCACCAGCTGTCCTAGGCAGGAATCCTACAATCTTAAGAGGAGCCATGGAGTATTTAGCCTCAGTGGGAATACGATAGCCAATCATCTCAAGAAGCTTAGGATTAGTCTTTTGAATTTTCTCCATGTCTATACCACCTTTACCATCACCAAAGTCTTCATAAAGCTGTTGGTCATAGGCAGTAATATAGCATTCATAATACTTTATAGTACCATCTGCATTACGGACAATTCTCAGATTCTTTGAAGTACCATAGTTACTTACCTGAACTACAGGACCTCCAGAAATCTCTTGCTTATTAATTCTATTCTTAATAATAGAGTTAAGCAGCTGCTGAATTCTGTCTGACTGAATAGCGTCACTCAAAGGAACATTGAAGTTACCTGACTCATCAAGTAAGCAAGCCCATTGAAGGTCAGTACCATACCTGGCATCCTTAGCAATCTCCTCTTGGAGGACACGCATGAGAGCTACATTCCTAATCTTTCTACTGGGAGAATCCAGAGCAAATCTTTCTCTTACACCTGCCTCAGAAATAGCTATATTTTCAGCAATAGCTTTGAAGTAATTAATCTTAGCCTGCTTGACACTTACCTTCTCTCCATTGATTTCTATGAATTGCTCCACTCCATCAATCTCATTAGGCATATCAGCAAATACTAGTACCCTATTCTGGCTACCTAGTTGCTGTTCTCCTTCAAGGTGTGCAGGGTTGTACTGCTGTATACTATAGTCTTCAAACGGAATAGTATCCACATAGCGGTCATCATATTCATTCTGTCCTACTCCAGCAAACTTCTTAAGACCTTTTACTATATCATCATGGGACATTGAGTTGATATCCAAAACTCCCATAAGACCAGTCTTAACAGCTGAATTGAACATTATAGTATCAATACCATGGTCATGTGGAGTTCCAGTCCAATGATTTCCACTCCTTGTAAGTCCGTGAGACTCTTCCATAAAGTCAAACAAGGCAGTCAGAGTACTCTCTTCTCCTGCAGACCTCATTAAAGCATCTGCCAAGATGAGACAGTATTCAGAGTTCTTCTGCTGTATGCCCATCTTAAGAAGAGGGATATATGGATTATAGCCGTTCTTGGTTATCTGACTATATACAAAAGGCTTGAGGGGTTGCCATAAAACGTCTAAGTCTTCAGCAGTAAATGTACCATTTAATATTTTCTGGTATACCTCCTCATCTCTTTCACTCCATTGTCCAAAGATTGCCATCTTCTTCCTATATCCAGTAGGAGAAGTATATGCCTGAGCGTCTGTTACATTAACTTCCTTGAAGGCATCTATGATTTTATCAATCTGAGCTTCCATTAAGTCTCTGGCAGCGGGATTATCAGCAAACCTAGCTTGAGAAAGAACTTTCTTCTTAACTCTTCCTAAGGTCTCTACGACATCACTCTTTTCAATTTTATCTGCAATAATCATGCTACGGGCATTGCCATCAGTAACTTTCTCTCCATTAATGGTGGCCTCGGTGTTGCCCCTAAGACCTGGTGAATGCCACTGAGCAAAACGCTTCTGCAAGTCCTCTGTATTTTTGTAGTAAGCAATATCAGTACAGAGTAATTGCATCATATTAATGCTCATGAACATATCATTCCAGAAGAACTCCTCTAAGAGACCTTTGGCTTTTCCTTGTGGTAACTTATCTTTTAAAGCATTTACCTTGATGACCTCCATAGAAGGACTGAGCTGCAGGAAACCTTCTCTGCTAAGATTTCTGAGGAACTCGTCAAATCTAGCATCCAAGTTACTTACAATAGCTTCCCTGAGCAACTCCCTGAATCTTGTGGACTCATTCTGAGTTTCATCAAATTTCTCACCATTAATCTGCTTACGGAGTAATTTACCCAACTCACTATTCTTGTCATTCACATAGTCATTGAGGTACTCCATGAACATAAAGGTAGCACCATTTTCATCAAAGCTTGAAATCTTTGCAGGGTTACCGTCTTTGAGATATTCCTCAAGAATATTAAGTCTCTGCTGCTCTTCTGCAGTAAGATTGTCTTTTTGTCTCAGCCTTTCAAGTTCTGCTGGTGCATTATTCCTAAAGTTGACAGCACGTATTCTATTAAGCTCTTGGGCATAAGTCTTATCAAGAAGCCAGTCAGTAATAACCTCTTTGAAGTTATCAGCTATTCTATCAAATTTAATATACTCCTCACTCTGCTTATTAGACATCATAGGAATACGGAAGTAAGCACTTTGCCTGTGGTCATCATAGAAGTACATACTCAGCATACTTGCTGCATACTGCACAGGAGACTTTTCAGCATAGGCAATACTATCATCACTAAGAACAACTACATGGTCAAACTTAGCTCTAGTCTTCCTAGCTTCCTCAGTAGTGTCCATCATTCTATCCAAGATGTAATTCAGCCAGCCTTCTCCACCTGCTTGGTTAGCATTATTAGCTTTATTTCTGAACCATCCTTCAATATTGCCATACTCACTTTCTATGAAAGCCCTTACATCACCTCTCATACCCTTCATGTTCTCAACAAACTTACTTAAGTAAGAAGGAGTAACATAGCTGTAATGCAGTTTTCCTGCCTCGTAACTCACACTATCTAAACCATCTCCCATTACAGGAGCAAAGGCTTCTACTATGCGCCTATAGTTGGACTGTGTTTTATTATTAATGAACTTGTAGTCAGCCTTTCCTGAAGGAGCTCTCATGAAAGTCTCAAAGAGTCCGCTTAAAGCACCTTGGAGTGTCTGCAGAACATTTACACTGTCCAAAGTCTTTATAAGCAATTCCTTACTAGGCATTGGAATGTTGAGAGCATTCAATGCTGCCTCTACCTCAGCTATCTCTGAACCATTAGATTGAGTAGTTATTGGATTACCGCTCTTTCTGACTTCTATAAGTTTAGTGAGAGCCTCAGCACCTTGCTTAACATTAGCTAGTGCATTGGTATCAATACTATTAGTACGAGGATTCCACAGATTAAAGCTTCCAATATGCTTACTGTTGTCCAGAGAAGTTATCATATCCATTGTGTTAATCACAAATGGGTCTCTATTGATAGTCTTCACTTTGGTTACAGTAGAACCATCCTTTTGTTTTTCCTTATATATAATATTATACTTTTGGAAATACTTTTTGAAGTTACTGTAGAACTGGCTCTTGAATTGCTCATTGCCATCTCCTCTAAGAACATCTGTAAGCTGTTTAACCCAAGGCTCTTGGGCAATCTTTCCCTCAAGCTTAATTATCATATCCTCAAGGTTCCTAGCTCCCTGGGTCCACTTCAGAATCTTACTAACGGCCTCATGAGAATCTATGTTTCTCTCAATACCATACTCATCTAAGACTTTTTCACCATTCTTATCAAGCACATAAAGCCTATTCAGATGCTTTCTTATAAGGTTACTCAGAGAAGCAAAAGTACTTACTTGTCTAAAGCCTACTTGCCAGTGCTCAACAGTGCTACCAAAGAGTGCTACTACTTCCTCATCAGTAAGGTCTTCGCCATTCTCACCTTTCTTTTGGTCAGTGCCTGTATCTACTGCCTTCTCAGTATCTATAGAAATATTCTCTAAGTCAATCAGTGCTTGATAACCTAACCTTATAAAGGCGTCAAAATTATCATATATTACCTGAGCTTTTTCTGCTAAGTCAAAGTCTTCTTGGAGCCTCTCATTAATATCTGCATTAAATACCTCTTCTCTTATTACATCCTTAAAGAGCTTATCAAGTCCAATGGCATTAATAATATCAATTCTATCCATGCCCTTGAACTCTGTATTCCTAAGGTCATCGTCAAGAGACTCTTCCATCAAAATATCTTCAATGTTGACAGTGCCTTCCTGAAGCTGAGTAATAACCTCACTCAACTTAAACATGGTAAGAGCTGCCAACTTATGAAGCTCATGACTACCAAACAAGGGACTATTCAAAAGTGTGTCATTTTGCTTTCTGAGTATCACTTCTCTTTCTGTGTATCCCACAGTCCAAGAACCATCTGTATTCTTATTAAGGCCTTTAACCTTATTAAGCTCAGACAGCTCTTCAGCAGTAAGTCCTTGCCACATAATATGAGCTCCTAAAGGTAACTCATCATGGTCAATCATTCTTTGAATCTGGGCAGCACCTTGTTTAGGAGTGCCCTCGGCATTCTTCTTTTTTATGATATAACCCTGACTGTATCCTTCTTTCTCTGTCTCTACTGGAGATAACTCGTAGGTGTCATTAATTACAATATTTTTCTCAGCAGGCTTCTCTGCTTGTGCTCTTTCTACAACTTGTGGTACTCCATACTGATTAATGATAATCTGGGATTTACCAGTGTTAAGACCGTCCAACAGAGATTGAGCTGCAGACAGCTGCCGCCTGCGCTCTTCAAGCTCTGTGTATGTCTCACTTGTAGCTTGGTTATACTTAATTTTATTATTAAGCCAGGCAATAACACCCTCAGTATGGGATATATTGTTATTAAGCAATTCTATAGCTCTTTTTGCCTGTTCATCAGTATAACCTCTAGCTTGGTCTCTAGCAGCCTTTTCCTTCTTTATTCTATTAAACTCACTAATAGCCCAACCTATAACTGTTGCATGAGAAGGATATCCTAATTCTTTATAATAAAGAACAGGGGTATCCTCAGGAGCACTATGTATACGCTCTATAATAGCTCTTCTGAATTCATCAGTAGCTAGAGGCTCATCATAATTATTGTTATTAACAAGCCAATCATAGAACATTTCTACAGCTTTTCCAGCTCCATATTTCTGCCAGTCAAACGGATTTCCAATAATTCCCTGCTCTACAGCCTGGGGAGTATTAAAAGTGGCTTTATTTACTCTATATGCTACAATACCATTTGGATGAGTATTTAGCCACTCCCTGTAATTCTGAATAAGGTTAGGGTCAATCTCTACACCATACTGCACAGTTTTCCCCTTTAGGTTACTCAGATTTGGCAGTCCTTCGTTACCTCCAGTAGAAGGAGATTGAATAGGGCCTTGTTGTGTAGTAGGTTGCTGACCTGTGCTTTTTGCTAGGACATCCTTAATGGCTTGTTTTCCTGCAGCATTAATTCCCCTAGTTCCTATAAGAGCAGCATCCTGAGTAATGGTAGGAGTATCTTCTTGCCACCAAGCACCTGCTTGATAATCATAGAAGTACCATTTATTATCAGCTTGGTTAAACACATGAATAGGCTTTCCAGAAAGCTGGGCTCTTGTAACTGCGTACAAAGTGCCTCCATTAACTCTCTGAGTTTCCTGATTAATGGTTCCTATAGCAAATACTTCTTTAGCATTATCTGCCTGAAGCATGTCCCTACGAAGAAGCTTCTTTGTTTTGGGGTCATTAGCCTCATGATATCCTAAAGCTTGCCTTACTTCTTGATACCTCTTCTCAAGTCTGTCTTTTTCATCCTTGGATAGTCCATCATAGAAGTCAATGGTATAGTGAGTAACAGTGCCTCCGATAGCTTGTATAGCATTTCCCCATTCAGTATCAGCACCTTCAGCACCTCCTGAATAGAAGTTCAGATTGGCAATACTGGGTGTCTCTTGAGGTAAAGGCTCTCCAAATAGTTGCATCACCTGTTCAGTAGTCCAATGAACATCTTTGTCTTCAACTGCCACATTCATAGCTTTCACTAATTCTGTAGCATTAGCCATCATCTGAGTAGTTCTCTCTATGTTCCACTCAGTGTAAGGACTATCACGCTGCTCCTGTTCAGAAGTCAGAGACATTGTGTCTGCTATTACAGGAATCAGCATATCATAAACAGTGGTATTCTGCTTATAAGAAATATTGAACAGCTTCTTAAATGCATCTGACACTAACTTACAAAGCTTCTGCCAAGTATTCAGTTCAGACTCTCTTGGAGCAGGGATTTGCTTAAGCAATTCCTGGAAAGAAGCATTGCTCATTGCCTCTGCAACAAAGTCTGCATACCCACTATCTTGGTAATTCCTAAATCCATAAATATCAAATGGTATATCAGCACCTCCGTAGTTCTGCATAACCATTTGAGACTCGTCCTTATTTTGTCTTACCCACTCCTGTACATATTGGGAAAGTTGGTCTATACCTCTTCTAAACTCAGCATCATTCCTAAGTCTATTAGACGTGAGTGCGTGGGTAATTTCATGGAGTAATACCTTTTCAGGAATAACCTGATTCTTCCTAACACCAACCTTAATATGAATATCATAGCCAAGACCAGCCTCCTTACTATTGAAGGTGCTACCTGCAGCATTCCAATGCTCCATCCTAGTTTTTCTAAGACGCTCTTGGATTATAGGATTCTCTTCAGTAGCAAAGAGGATGTCAAAGTCCATCTTAGCTAATAGAGGAAGCAGTGCCTTAGCATAGGCCTTTTGCTGTGCTGTGGCATTTGGGCTGTTTATAATAGACTTACATACTGCAGAAGCAGTAGAAGTATCTCCATCCTTAAAGTCATTAACTCCCTTTACTGTTACAGGAGAAGCTTTTGACAGATTCATTGCTGTAATAGTAACAGAAGCATCCTTGATAATCTTAGCTACTCCATCTACTTCACTCTTGATGAAAGCTACCTGCTCAGCTGACAAAGGAGTTCCTGCAATTTGCATACCTTGTCTCCTAGCTATTTCTCTTGCATTAGCTTTGGAAATACTTTCAGCTGTGGGAGCTGCATTGGTACTTCCCATTCCCTTAAGGATAGAAATATTTGCAGCTCTAGTAAGAGCCGTATAAATACCTTGAGACTTAAATCTTGCACTACCGAAATTATCAGTAGTATCAACACCTACTACTTGATAAGTACTTCCCTGAGACTTATGAATAGTGGAAGCATATCCCATCTTCATATTAGCCATGGAACCTTTTAAGTTAAAATAAGGTATCCAAGCTCTGCCTCCAACATTAATAGCTTCTTTCTTAAGTTGCTCTAGGGCAGAATTAAAGTTCTGTATATTGGTAGCATCTTGCTCAAGTACTGGAATAGTGACTGTTCTATCATCTTGCATCTTGATGGTATAGTCTCTATACCTAATATCTGCACCTGTTGTGGTGGACATGTGCCTAGTATTTGAGGAGGACACTACAATTCCTTCTTCTGCATTGTAGACTGTAGGCTCTGTATCATTACCATAAGTAAAGGAGTCATACATAGTAATTAAGTCACCTTCTGCAAAGTTCATGTCTTGGCTGGCTGCCATTTCTGGATGTAGCAGAAAGTGAAGTTCCCTATTGTACTGATTTACCTTTGCATTGGTGAAAGCTACTATTTTAGCAAAGTTAGGATTTTGAATCTTCATACCCTCTTGGAACAGAGGAAGCATCTGCTCTGCAAGGTTTGTTGCAGGATTCTCTATAACAAGTCTTAGGTCTTTGCTAGATTCTACATTGCTAAGATTAGGGAACTCTCCTCCCTGAAGAGTATAATTGCCAAATTGGTCGGTAACTAAATGTATAGGACTATCCTCTCCTTGCCTAACTCTTTCAGTTAAGCTGACTCTTGGTATATCTGTGCGTGTGAATACAGGAGAGTCTGCTTCAGGATTGACTAAAAACTCTGGATGCTGATTCCAGAATTCTGTACCTCCTGTGCGTATTGGAGGAAGCTGTCTTTGGTCTCCTAAGAACACAATCTTAGTGCCTGCACTAGCTAAATCTTCTATATAGGACATAGCTTCCTCAGACACCATGGAAGCCTCATCAATGAACACAATACTAGCTGCTTGTATTGGAATACCCATTCTACGAGCATGTTTATCTACCTCAAAGACCTCTTGCCATGACCCATTAATATTCTTCATTGTCATCTTCATGCCAAGCATACCTGCAAGAGACTTTGCATTTATTGTGTACTTCTTCCTATTAGCTTTGGATATTTTACTTCCTAATACTCCCTTTGCCTTATGACTCAAAGCTCCAACAAGAACTGATGGCTTGCCAGTTACTTCTAAGCGTTGTAATACCTCATTAATCAATGTGGTTTTACCAGTACCAGCAGCTCCTTCAAGAAGCATATATCTACCTCCTCCAGGATTTTGGAGAAAATTTACTAGAGTATCAATGGCATTCTTCTGCCCTTCAGTCCAATCAGTGATACCTCCAGTAAGGTCATCCACATAGCCTCTCTCTTCTGGAGCATATTCTACCAACCATTTCTTATTACGTTCAGACCACTTAGACCTTACTTTAAGACCTCTTTGCCTATAGAAATTGTCTAATCTCTTACCTAAGAAGTCCATTGCTACGGCAGTCTTCCCTTTATTTCTCTTATCAGGAATATACCTACCAACAGCTCCTGAATTAACTGTAGTATCTACATCTTTTTGAAGGTCCTGAAGCCAAGCATCTGAGTTCTTTCTGATAGTAAAGACATCTAAAGGTCTTGCTATCATTAATACCCACTTATGCTTGTCATTTTCATAGACCATGATATCCTCATCCTCAAACCACTGAGAAGCTACATTGCGAGCAGCAACAGCATCCTGATAGGTTTCATACACATGAGGAGCTCTATATCTGCCTTTCCACACAGCAATCTGCTCTGGGGTACCGACAGTTCTCCTATTAAAATAATTCAATACATACTTTTCTGAGGGTTCTCCCTGACTTCCTAGTTCCCATAGACTAGGAGTGTTTTGATACTCATGAATAATTGATTTAAGGGTTCCTCTAGAAAAATGAGTTTTCTCCAGGAGTTTCTTAAATCCTGGAGAAATTGTTACTACGCATGATACAGCCATAGAAATTGTTATTTATATTATTTAAAATCCACATGAGTTCAGCTCCTCAATAAGAGCCTGAAGTTCTGAGATAGAAGTCGGAATATTTTTGCCTCTTGCCAAAAGTTCTTCCTCTACAGATTTAGTTCCTTTGAACTGCTTACTGTCTTCACCAGCCTTATCCAACGCATTGTTTATGGCTGATATCAAATTATTGAGTAAAGACCTACCATCAGAGCCCTTAAACAACGATACAAAGGTAGAATTATTTCTTGACTTTCTTACCTTTTTAGCCAATGTTTCTGAGTCCTGTTCAGTCTTTTTAACTTCTTTGTTTGAATCAGTTTCACTTTGAGGTGCTTCCTGTTGTGGAGTTTCTGCTGCACGCTTAGCTTCCTCTGACAAAAGACTATCCAATTCAGTTTGGGATATTGTGCCATTCTTAATTCCATTTTGGGCATCATTGAAGGTATATATAACCTCATTATCCACAATATTGACCTCAGTAATTTCCCTACCATTTAAGTTCTGTCCTACACTATACTTAGCTTGAGTACTCTTTTGTTTCTCTAATCTGTCTGCTTCCTCTTTTGCAGCTTTTTCTCTAGCTTTCTTTTCAGCCTCAGCAGCTTTTCTTTGTTTGTATTCAACCTCTTCAGTAGGACTAAGCCTAGCATAACCTCCATTACGATACTGGCTATATACTTTTCCATTTATCTCCCAATATTTTGTATTATTAGTTCTTACAGGTCTTACCTTTCCTGACTGTATATCAGCAGCGGCTCTAATGTCATCTATGGTGTCTCTGTCAGTGACTTCTTTAAAGCTGCTATCATATACGACATTATCAGAAATTATAAACCTTTCTCCATTATAATAGAATGTATTTACTCCCGTAGTAGTGTTCATTGCTACTGGAGCCACCACAAAGCTATTAATAGGCTCTAAGCGACTATTTATAGGATAGACATAAGTCTTAGCATTTACCATTCCTAAAGACTTAATAGCTACCTTGAATAATCCAGCATCCAAATACATCTTTATACCACCCTGAGAGCTCATTACAGAGTTCTGGATATTGATAACAGGGTCAAGAGCCTCAATCATCTTATTGAGAATTTCCCTGCTCTCATCCATAGACCTATCAGGGTTATGCAGATTAATGACAAGACTTTCTGACCTATCAACTACTAAAAAGTCAGAATCCTTATCATCCATTATTATCTTAGCATTGTCACTTGCGGCATCCAGATTAAATCTTCTGAAAGAAAGTTCACCAGTCTTCTCATCATAGAATATCCTATTACCTCTGTTTCTGTCATTAACGGAGAATATGAGTCTCTGATTAAGCTCCTTGAGTAATGCAGGAATACTTTCCTTATCAGTAACTGTGGCTAAGTTATCAACAAGTTCTTTTATCTTAGTACCTAAGGTACTATCCCAATTCATATTAGCATCATTCCAAGTAGTTGGCTCAATTGCCGTAGGAATGAATCTACCATCAGCACTTCTAACGAACATCCATACATTACCTGGAGCACTCTGAAGACTTAATGGGTCTAAGAAACCATATTGGTCATCCCCCTCTCTCTTTTGGAAGAATCTCAATTTAACACTACCTTCTTTACCAAGAGCTGTAGCAAATCTTATATCACCAATCTTAAGCTGTCTTGGATTGACCAAGCTATCTTGAGAATCAAGCAAGGTCTTAAGGTCTGTATTACCTTTCTCCTGTCCTTCAAACTGAAGAACCATCTGACCTCCATTCATAGCAAAGATACTATTCTCAGCACTAGGAATAAGAGTATATGTACCAGCTTTACTAGCATCATCCATATTCCTATATGCCTCACGGATTCTTTCAGCTCCCTGAATTAAGTCATTATCATTGGTTCCATATCCAAGAACGCCTACAATAAGCATATCCTCTCCATTAGACATTCCCTTAACATTGCCTCGGAGTTTGGTATCCTTGTCTATAAACTTCTGAATTTTGTCAGTAATCTTAGTTACAAGGAATATATGCTCATGCCCCTCTTTTGGAGTTACCTTGTTTTCAGAATCCTTCATTACCATGTAGCGTACAGGAAGTTTTCCATCTTCCATAAACTCATATATATAGTTATTCACTACATGGTCAATATCTATGTTATTAGCAGTCAAAAGAGCTTGGAATGCCTCTAAAGAAGGGCCCTTTCTACGTATAGCTACTCCCTTATCTTTAGCATTCCTTCTTCCCAGTATAGTCTGAGAGTAAGTTAGGAAAGCAGTTCCTGTGAAGGACTTACCACTTCTTATTTCTTCCTTCTTTTCTTCTTGCTCTTCAGTCTCAGGTTGAATAACTCTAGTATCCTGTGCAGATGTTCCAGCTTGCTCTTCTTTATTTTGTTCAGTCTGAGCTTGGGCAGGAACTTCTACAGGATTATTTATTGGAGCCTCATTCTGATTTGTAGTTGGAGTTTCTACCTGAGCTTCTGTTGGCGTAGCTTGAGAAGTTTCTGTAGGAGTTGTAGTAGTACCTTGCTCTGCCCCTTGTTCTTCTTCTCTATTGGGGGTAACTTGAGTGTTTTGCTTGTTACCTCCAGTAGGAGTAGATATTGAGGATTGGAGATTTTCTACGTATTTTTGAATTTCCTCTGTGATATCAATTCTTTTTGCAGGAGTTCCTGTAGCTCTGTTTCCATCAATAGATTTATATAATCCTATAACATTATCAACAGATACTTCTAACATACCCCCTGCGCCATCTTGGATTGCAACAACACCTCTTTCAAGCATTGCCTCTGCTTTAACTGCCTTACCACCAAGAGCCATAGTTCCATCTGCAAACTTATAGCCACTACGCATACCAGCAACTACAGGAACCCATATACCATGTTTATTTTTAATGAAACCTTGAGAACTATTGGCAAAGCCAAATTCAGACTCGGTAGTGTCTCTATCCACAAGTATTTTATTTTCTGTAGAAGATGAGGAATTGGGCTCAGGCTGGGCACTTGCTGCTGGGCTATCTACAATATTTTCGTCAGTATAAATTCCTGTTTTTCCATTTTCAAGTGTAATCTCATACACTCCTGCTTTTGGAATAGACTTAATAGTGCCTGTAAATCCATCAGTAAGAGTTACTTTATCCCCGACTTTTTTAGCAGAAGTTGTTGGTGTAGCAGGAGCTTCCACTGGTTTAATTTCAGCTTCTGGAGTCTCTGTCTTCTTGGGAGAAGTAACCTCAGGCTTTATAGGAGTTTCAGGCTGAGAAGCTGCATCTTGTGGTTCTCCTTTTTTACCTGCTTCAGGTGCATCCTCTTGTTTCTCCTCAGTCTTCTTTTTAGGCTCTTCAACTGGCTTAACCTCAGGGACTTTTGCTGTAGCTCTTGCCTTATCAAGTTCTTCGGCTATCTTATCTAGGAAAGCAGCGGTATTTTCTGCCATTATCTGCACTGCTCTCTCCTCCTGAGAAGCATGCTCAACTATACGCTCTCCATACTCTCTTAATGTATCAGCAACTGTAGTAGATATACCAGATTCCCTTTGGTCAGCAAGGGTTTCTGAGATAGCATCCTGTGCATATCTTCCCAAAGTTGCGATTGTTCTATTTCTTACTTCATTATCTTCATCTTTGGTATGCTCAGCAACTACTTTTTCAATAGCATCCTGTGTGGCATTTACTTCTACAGAGAAAGGATAGAATGAATTTAGTAAATTCTTATTGTCCTCATCAGCAGCTTCTTGAATTGCTTCTTCTAATACTGACTGGTTAAAGTTTCCATAATAGAAAGTGTCTGCTACATCCTGAAGAGTTTTTGCTTGGAAGTATCTCTGCTTTGTAGCCTGAGCCTCTCTTCCTATAGCTTGCTTAGCACTTACTACTTGTGCCTTAATCATCTCTTCAATAAGCTCTTCAGGGTGATTCTTAGCTTTATTGAAGCGGTCTTTGATATCACTTAAAGTGTTGTCTATTTCCAGAATATCTTTATTAATCTTCTTGACTTTATCAGCACCATCAATAGAACCTTCTGCAGCATCTCTTTCTTGCTCAAGTTCTCCTCTACGGCGTACTAAATCATCATAGAGAGTAGACAAATAAGTAAGCTGCTGAATACCCTTCTGTGCATAGTCTGAGGGCATAGCAAGCATCATTGCTCTTACCACGGGGTCTTTAACATCCTCTAAGTATGGAGTGACATCTACTCCCCTAAACTTATCTGTATACTGTCTCTCCATATCTTCATAGATAGAAACAGTATTTTCAATCTTCTCCAAGGTTGACTTAGACTTATCTTGAATCATCTGACGAATTTCATCATCAGACTTACTATCATAGAAGGACTTTCCAGTATTAACATCCTTTGTTTGAGCACGTAAGTTATTGATAGTTTCATCAGAAACATTCTTAGCAGTCTCTTCATAATATCCTTTAAAGAAGTCAAGCATTCCATTATCACGGAAGTAAATAGCATCATTGGCTACAGAAAGCATTTCACCATTCTTATAGCCCATAATGTCTCCATTGTTAAGGGCTTCCTCCATATCATAGGCTGCTGCTAACTTAGCTGCTGCCCATTGCATTCTGTTCTTGAATTCATCTTTGGATACCTGGTCATTAAACTGCTGAATCATTCTATCGGCCTCAGTATATTTAGCTTGTTGGTCCCTGATAGATTCCATAAAACCTCCTTGCCAACCAATGCCCATTTTACCATCGGCCTTCCTTCTCATACCAGCAGTACCGAACATACCCGTCAGACCTCCAAGGAATACTTCTTCCCAACCAGAGGAACTAAAGGAGCCAAAGCCTTCTTTCCAAGCATTACCAAGAGCTTTAGTGTAGTCCACAAGGTCTGCAGTAACTGAAGGATTAATCTGCTTTTCCCAAAGACTATACTTATCAGAATCTTTATTATAACGGTCAGTTGCCCACTCTTGTAATTTAGCCTGAGCCTGCATTTCATTTGAGTCAGAGATTATTCTCTGGGCACCCTCTTCAAAGCCTTCAGCCGCAAATCTTTTAGCCGTACCAGCAGCTACACCAGCTGCACTTACTTTACTCATTGCAGGAGTTATAGAAGTCTTTAAGCCTTTAGCCATAGCTTGGCCAAACTCCCTTATTCCCACTTCCTTACCTTCTGCAGTAAGCTTTACTCCAAAGTCTTTGAGCGACTTTCTAAGATTATAACCACCTTTAAGTATATTACCAAACTCAATACTATTGGTTAAGGAAAGAAGACCTACATTCATTAGCCACACAGAGTTACCTACATCACGTAATTGGTCATCCGCATAGGCTTTTGCATTCTTTACTTCTTGGTCAATAGTCCTTAACCTATTCATGTGGTTGCTCTGGGCAGTCTGCTCATCAACACCATTAAGGATTTCCTGAGCCATTATTTGCTCTGAAGCAGCAGCATCTTCTCTTGCTCTTTGCTCAATTCCTTCATACATGGACTTTTGATTATCCTTAACTGCATTAATAGCTTCTATGCTTGCTTCAGAGTTGGCGGACATAAAAGTACGTGCTAAGTAATTAGCAATAGCACCTGTATTACCAGCAGCCTTAGAACCCATACCAAGAGCCTTTGCTCCTGCAGAGACTCCCTTGGCTAGCCATGCCATATCAAAGCCAGGCACTGCAAGAGCAGCCAAAGCACCTATTGTAAAACCAGCATTCTTAAGGAGTTTATCTCCTAAGAAATTAGCAGATAGAACATTTGCAGCAGAATACCAGGGGGAATTTAGTTGCTCATCCGTATAATAGTTAGGAGCAATCTTCTCCATATTCTCTTGGATATTTGACATGGCCTTGTTGAAATCATTATTCCACATGCCTTGCCAAAAGCCAGTCTTTTCATCATCATCAGCTAAGTTAGCTATGCCTTGTCCTAATCCCCAAAGAGTACCTATAGTACCATCTGCAAGAGTAGTAAGGGCTGTAGTGGTCATCTTTAAAAGACCATTACCTACTTGAACTAACCCTGATTGGTTTTCTCCTCTGAAGTTGCCAATGTTTTGAGCTTCAGACATAGTTTGGATATCTTGGTCATAGGTACTTTCTCCTACACCAAGACGACCAAGTTCTATACCTACTGGCTCATCCATTAGAGGACGGTTCTGAGCATTTAATTCTCTACCACTAGGAGTTATTCCTGCCATACGCAGGAAGTCCATATTAGTGGGCTCCCTACGCATATTAAGACCAGGTAATCCTTTTAATCCGTTTCTGCTATAATCTTCTACTGCCATAATTATTCTGCATCTTTACTTGTTGCGGGTAATGACTGAACAATATCAGCTCCTACTGAAGAAGCTATGCCCTTTACAGTAGCCTGATATGCATCACTCTCTAATCTCTGCTTCTCTGCTTTTGTAGGCTTTCTACCATACCACTCCATAAAGGTTTTCTCTTGTGCAACTAATGCCTTCTGAATGTTGGTAGGCAAAGCATCTATTGCATTCTTGGCTTCCGTTGAAATAAGCTCAGGGGCAATTATATACTGCTTACCTCCAATAGAGGAAGTGAGAACAAGACCTTCCTTGCTCAATCCTAAAGTGAACTGTGCTCCCTTTTCCATGTCTTTTCTGAGCTTGGTGGGATTTACATTTCCCTTCTTCTTACCTCTCTCAAATTCTTGAACTAGGGTAGCGTCTGGGTTATTCTCCCCAAAGAGGTCAGCATTTTCCAGTACCCTTGCAGTTATTCTCTTATTGGTCTCACCACCATTAATGTTATAAATAGCTGTGTTGTGTGCCAGCTCATCTATCTGAGTATTCAAAGACTGCTTGAAATTGTGGTAAGAACCTGCCTTTTTGAAGAAGTTATCTGAGGTGTAACCCAGGTCTTTGAGAGCTTTATATTCTTGTGATGTAAGAATTCGTCCAATACCATACTTCTTCTTTAGACTATTAAGAGCACTTTCTGGAGTATCTTTATCCCAGAAATTCTTTCCTACCCTTCCTTCAGTTCCCACAGCATACATGGCTGTACCTCGGTCATTCTTAGAAGTTCTTGCTTGATATTCCTCATAAACCTTCATTGGATTTACATTACCCCAAGTCTTACCAAAGACAGCTGAAGACAGACCTCCACTAGAAGCATGGAGACCATTTATAGCTTGTTGTACCTGAGCTATACTATTTCCATTGGTAGTAACAAAGTTTTGAGAATAAATACCTTCTACACTTCCACTACCTAAACCTCCATTTGCAGCTGCTGCTTGTGCTTTGGCATTTTGCTTAGCGTATTCCTGCTTTATAGCAGCTTCAGTTTGGTAATCAACCTTTTGTTTGTACATACTTAAGTCAAGAGCAGCTTTCTTCTCTGGGTCTTCCATATAAGAAGTCTTCTGCTGAGTAGTAAGGCCATCCATTATACCTTGCATAATAAACTGTCTTGCTCTGCCACTATCTGCTCCCAAAGAATCTACATTATACATCTGACTGATTGTATCTAAGGCTTGCTTAAGTTCAGGTATAGAAGCCGCATTCTCTAAGAATTTCTGAGCTTCTGCACTTCCATATCCATAACCTTGCACTGCTTGAATGTACATTCGTAAGGCACCTTGGCCTTCCGCAGTACTGTTAATTACATTACGTAGACTAGCAGCTTGGGCAGCTTGCATACCCTGTTTCTGAAGGCCCATTCCACTTATCATTGTTGGAGAAGCTGATGGGTCAGTTAACAAGGTATCTACATTAGGCATATTAGCTACAAACAAGGTATCTCCACTTGCTTGGGCTTTAAGTCTTGCTGCCTGGACTCCTTTATAGAGAGTATCTAATTGTGCAGCTGACTGATTAATCTTGGCTATATCATTATTATATTGCCTCTTTAACCCCAATAGAGTATCTCTATTGGTTTTTCTGAGACCATTTTTAGCCATATCAGTTACAGCTGTATCAATAGCTGCATTATATTGCTTCACTCTTTCACCTGCCTGAGTACCTTCTAAGTATCTACTAAACTGGTTAGAGGAGTCTGTCAGTGCAGACAGACCCTCTTGTACAGTGTTATACTCTTGTTGAGCCATAGCAAGAGGCTTCAACATATCATCAAAGCTATAAGGATTATAGCGTGCTCCTATTACTACTGGCATATTTTAAACAGTTGAATTGTTATTAAACTTTGTCTTCCAATCATCTCCAAAGAAGTACTTAAGAACTCCTTCCTCATTCAGGCCACCAAGCATATTGTAGTAACCGTTTTCTTTACCCCAGTCACCCATGTTCTGAGCAAAGGCAGTCCAGTTAGCAGAAATAGCTGCATCACGCTGGTCCTTAATAGCTTGTCTTAGTCTTGCACCTTGAGCTACTCCACTAAGCATTGCATTCTGTCTACCACTATTAAGCTGGGCAAGAGCCAAGTTCCTAGTATTCTGAGCATCAGCATTACCTTTATTAGTGCGGTAGTTAAAGTCAGATACTTGAACGTCATCAGCCCTGTTAGCCAAGTAAGCCTGTCTAGCAGCTTCAGCCAATGCCATTTGTCTTGTGAGGTCATTGTTGCTCATTCCAGACATTGCAACAGCTCTATTTCCACCGCTGAAATTCATCAGGTTCTCTCTAGTGGCTGCAGCATTCTGATTGATAATATTCATCAAATACCTCTCATCAAATGGGTCACGTACCCTATAATCTCCTACATACTCAGTGCCTACACTTACAGGTCTTCCAGCTGCATAGGCTGCACTCAGAATAGCATCTGCATTAGTATAGTCAGGAGGAGTCAACTCCCCTCTAAGAGCAGCAAGTCCACTCATCCAGATAGGAACCTGCCTCATCCAGGTATCCCTCGGCTTGAACTTGCCATTACCAGTAGTGTCACTTACTTTAGCATCTGGGTCAGTAATTCTAGTTACCTTAGTACCATTCTCGTCAATAGTAGTAGTCCTTGTTCCCTTAGCTATTCTTGCAGGGTCTTCTGCAATCTTTGGGTCTACTAGTAATAACTCCTGTTGTGGCAACTCTACTTCAGAGACTCCTGCAGGGGCAACTGAAGCGGCCTTCTTTGCAGGTGCTTTTTCCTTTAGCATGCTGTCAGCTACATGATGCATGAATCCATATTTACCATCAAGGGCACCTGTTCTCCACTGTTCTGTTTTAAGGTCTTCGAGCTTGTTTCCTCTCTCTAAGAATGACCTAAGACTTGGGTCTGTAATAGTACTGAAGTCAGTCATACCAGGTTTCCAACCTCTAGCTTCAGCCCACTTTCTTATATCATCAGCTGTGCGCTTTCCCACTAAGTCTCTATACCCCTGAGTATATCCAGTCTTTCTATCAATGAGTCCATTCTCACCAACAGTAAATCCTGTAGGTTCTGAAATGCCATCGGAGCCATTTCTGTACCAATCATAGAGATTTAGTCCTGTAGGACCTATTGCTGCGGATAAGGCTGCTGCATTAGCCGCATCTGTATTTCTCGGAGTAGAAGTAGCCTTAGCTTTCTTTCCATTGCCTTGCCCCTTATTGGAGGCAACTTCCTGAGCCTTCTGCTGTTTAACCGCTTCTTGATACTTTTGGGCAGCTTCTCTTGCTTTTTGGATAGCTTGCAGCTCCTCAAATGTAAGGTAAGACCTAGGATTAGAAGTTAATCTCTGCATATTTCTTACCCAAGGAGCACTTGAAAAGTCAGTTCCCCAAGTAAAACTGTTAGGTCTGTCTCCTTCACCTTCAAAGATATTACCCATCTCACCTCCGTAGGCAAAAGGATTAGTGAATAAATCTCCTCCATAAGCCTTGGCAAAGTTATGAGCAAATACAGCTTTCTTTACCATAGCTGGAGAGTAGTTCTCCTTATTAGCTAAGATGTGACTGGCAGCTTCCTGTACTCCCATACCCATCTTAGATGCTTGGGCTTTGAATGTGCCTCTCTTAGATGGGTCTATGTGAATGTCTCCACCATCAGCATATTCTATGGGAAATTGATACCCAGGCAAAGGATTATTTGGAATACTTGTAGTATTCATCATCCTATTAAAAGCAACTGCTGATTCAAAAGCTCTCCTTGCATTCTCTCTTCTTGTATAAGGATGTACAGAAGAAGGAACATAATTATTTGCAACAGCAGTGCTTACTGCAGGAGCTACATTGTTAGGCAAAGAAGTATTTATAACAGGTGCTGGAGCTGGAGTAGGCTCAGGAATATTTTGATTAGCAAGGTCTGACAAGAACCATTCTTGTTCTCTCTGTCTCCTCTTCATCAAGCCTTCCTTAAATTTGGGGTCCTTACTGGTGGCATCCATTTGTCTGGCAGCTTCCCTGAAATTACTGTCAGCTAAAGCCTTAAAGAGCCTTGGAGAATTAGTTGGAGTAAAATCATAGTTATACTTGTAGGAAAGTAAAGCCTTCTGAGAACTGTCTGGAAGAGCTTCCCAATTAGGAATAGTCTTCTCAGCCCACCTTCTTCTATTTGCTACCTCTTCAGCTACAGCCATTCTGTTATCAGCTTCTGACCACTTGTTACCTCTTTTCCTATAAAGGTCATGCCACTTCTTATCAGTGAGTCCAGAACCTAAAGTAATTTTGCCATCCCCAATATCTTTAGGTTTCTTATTAAATCCTTCTTCTCTAATAATCCAATCTACCAAGTCAGCATCATTGATGTTTCCACCATCTGCAAATTGTTGTTCTGCTTTTTCAAATGGAGAAAGATTGTCACTATCAGGAACAATTCCAAAAGGACTAAGGTGTCCACCAAGACCATATTGGAAGCCAGCTATAAAGTCTTCTTGGAGTTGCTGCTCTCTTTCCATAGCACGTTGTGCTTTGGCCATTCTACGTTCTTCCTGAACATCTGCAAACTCTCCAAGAATATGGTCATTAGTATCTCTATCAATCATACTAAGAGGTCTTTCCTCAGAGTCCTTAGTCAGCTTTTTAATTGCATCTGCAAAAGTTATATCACCTCCAAGACCATACTTCTTAGCTAACTTCTTTGGAACTTTCATTCTTTTAGAGAATACATAGTCACCATTCCAAATGGCTTCTCCTTCCTCAACTAAGTTAGGTATACCTTGGTCATCTACTCCCATTGGTACACCACCTAAAGGATTTTCTCCATGAGAGCCTCCTTCATCAACCCAGTTAACTCCTGTGTCCCAGTTTACTCCGTGAGTTAGACCTCCTCCAAATGACCTATAGAGAGGATTGGCTACTCCATCTGGCATGATGAAAGGATTCCTGAGACCAAATCCCATGTTTAAATCACCGCCAGAGGCTCCACTGTTAATGTTCCTTTTATCCATATTTTGTAATATTCTTAAATCATTTTCATGGTCTACTCTTTCTGCTAAATACTCAAGAGTTGCCTGTCTTCTTTCATTTGCTCTTTCTATTTCTTCATTAGCTTCTTCTGCAGCATGCTTAGCCTTATTCTTACCTATCTGAGAACCTATACGAGAAGAAATTCCTCCAACAACAGCTCCAATAGCCGCACCCCAGGGCCCCCAATTCTGACCTGCATTGAAGCCTTCCCAAGAAGCTGCATAACTATTAAGGAAATCATCAAATTCAGACTTATCCCTAAAGTCTCTTGCAGTAAGATTTGGATTTACTGTAGCATTGTTTTGCCAAAGGTCAAGTAAGTCACCATTGGTATTTACATTCTTTGCATAGTCATCAAAGCCAAATCCATATCTATTAATGCTTCTATCTATTTTATCTTCATCAACTGTAAGTTTTGCCTGATGAACAGCATTACTTGCAAGCTTAAGAGCAGCTGTTCCTGCTTGAGCATAACCCATAGCTCCAACAGACTCACCTCCTCCAGCTCCCATGCCACCTAGAGCACCTCCATCAGGATATAGCCTACCACCACAAGCATAAATAGGAATTCCTAACTTTTGGTCAATAGACTCTCTCTTACTCTTAGTGGCATCCCTAATACCTTTAAGTAAATCATAGGCAGCCATACCAAACATACTATAGCCACCTCCTCTACCAAGTGAGGGGTCTTCCTCTCCCCAATTAGCAATGGTATTTCCTACAGTTTGAGCTACACCTATCCAATCTTGGACAGAACCATTACTAGTATTTCTTTGCAGTCCATCAGAAGGTTTCCAACTATTATCCATGTTGAAATAGTTATTGCCTCCCTGAGACTGATTCCAAGATTTGAAGAAGTCTAGCCAGCCACTAGTGCTGCCTCCATCACCGAATAAATTATTCTCAGAAGCATCTATTGTTGGAGTATCTACGTCTCCATAACTAGCAAGGAAATCTTCCACAGTTCCTACTGTAGGAGCTTGTACTTGTGGAGCTTGGGCAATAGGAGAAGACATGAAATTCAAGTCCATTGCTGGGCGACTTAAATTAATCTTGGGGTCTATTACTTTAGTAGGCTCAATTCCTGAGAGGTCAAAATCTACAACAGGACTTCTTCCCTCCAATATAGGAGAAGGATAAGAAAGCTCTTCTGTGTCTATTTGACCAGTTCCACTACTGGAGGCCATGTCTACATTTGAATAGCCTGATGAATAAGAGGCTCCTGAGGATTTAGGAACAGCTCCTCCACCAAATACTCCTTGTCTTACATTATTTCTTTTAGAATATCCTGCAACTCCTAAATACTTTCCAGCATCTTCTCCTGCAGTTACAGCTTTATAGAATCTTGATTTCTTACCAACAGAGGCAGGACTCTGATAGTAAGTATCCAGAATGGCAGCTTTCTGGTTATCTGTGAAGCTATTCCATTGTTTACCATAGATGTTCTTAAGAGTTTTTTCAGACTTTCTTAAGTAGTACTCAAGCTCTTGTTCTGCTTGTTCTTTAGTAATACCATGCTCATAGTGCTTGGAGATTCCTTCTGGATACTTCTCCCTAAAGCCACTATCATTAAAGCCATAGCCAACACTTCTCCAAGCTTTACCCTTTGGAGCATCTTTATAAGGCTTGGCTCTCCAGCCCTCATTTTGTCTTATAAGAGCTTTAGCCTTTGATAAGTAACCTCCGTCATCATGTATTTGAGGCTCAAAGGTGAAGAATTGTGGAGTGTTAAATAAGTTACCTCCATCATTGTAGTACTTTCTAAAGGAATTAATGGGGCCTCCATAGGCAGCAATCATTCCTTGTGCAATCCTAAGGTCTGTGTTTTGGTCTGCATTAGTGACAGCGTGACCAAAGTTAGTCATTTGTAATGCATTTGCCTCATCTATAGCTTCATTAAGAGCATTAGTCTTACGCTTTGCTTTCTTGGAAAACCAACCATCAGAACCTACTTCAGACTTTTCTACATGAGATAATTGTGTTAAATTTCGCCAGTCATTTAGCACATCTGCATTGGTATTGCTATTAAAAGCTTGAGACCCTGCTGAATTAATTCCAAACTCTGTCTGTTTTACAAATCCCTCATTGATGTGTGAACCAAAGGCTGCATTGACCAAATTGCCTACTGTAGATAACCCAGGTATGCTCTTTATTATGTTTCCTGCTGTAGTCTCATTTTGTCCTGCAAGCATTCCAAATATCTGGCCACCTGTCTGGTCAGCTGCAAGAATCATTTGGCCATTAGACATTCCCCCCATGCCTCCCATGCCTTGACTCATAGAGTCAGACCCTAGCCAACTTCCAGCTTGTTGTAGCCAGTTGCCACCACCTGTCTGACCTGCATGTGCCATGTTTTCATGGGCACCTATATTGGTATTTACAGTATTGGTTGTACTTATATTAGTAACCATTGTCTTATAATAAACGTTTATTGCTGCAAAGATAGTATTTATCTTCGATAAATAAAAGAATTATAACATAAAAAGTAATAGACCTATAAGTATTTCTCTCACAGGTCTATTACTAAGTTAGTATTACATGAAGTAGTCCACTTCTATGTCTTCAATTTCATGTCTCTCAGTCTGGGAGTCTTGCCTTGATAGCTTGATGTATGCCCAAGGATTGCTTATACGTGCCCTAGAGGTGTTGCTAGCATAAGCTCTGGGTATCTGACAGTGCCATACATTAAACTTCTTTCTGAGGTTACTTACAGCTGCATTGTAGGATATAGGTTGCCTTGAAGTATTTTCAGACAAAGAGTTACTAAATCTCACTTCTCCAGTATCCTGATGCTCTGTCCACACTCTAATATGGTCAAAGGTGTTGAAGGGTCTTGGAATTTCTGAAGTTCCATAAGGGGTAGTTGCTACCGTAACATCCATGTCTCTCCAAGCTAGGTTATTGAATATCTTATTTTCAGTAGGATATGAATTGCTGATAAGAGTTATCCAATAAGGTCTGAATAAGCCGAAGAACATATTGTATTCTCCTTTACCCAGCTCCCAGAAAGGAGAGTTTGTGCCATTAGTCAGATAGGCATTTAGAGGCTCATAATCACGGGCATAGTCCTCTGCCATTATGCCTGTTGTTACAGGAACATGGTCACCTGACCAGAAAGAGGCAGTCAGGAAAGTTACTCCAGCACTACTAAGTGCAGAGGAGACAGCACTTAGAATTTGTGCAGTTGTATATGCCTGTGTTGGGTCCACTCTTACATTAGGTCTTACGTATATATAAAGCACTACAGTGTCTTCATTATCTGAACTAGAATACGTAGCATAAGTAGAAGGATGTTCATCATAATGAGTTCTATCTAGCCACACCACCTGTAGATGTACCACCTTAGAGGAGCTATAACTACCACTTAGAGTAAACTCAAAATGAATAGGAGCTTTTGAAGAACCTCCAGGAGAGGATGTTCTGATGTTAACCATTACTTCTGCAGAAGTTCTCCTCGTAACACTGTTTGTAATAGCGTATGTACTGTTATTCAGAGACTCCAAGAGAGGAACATTTCCATAGTCCATAAAGGACATGTATTGTCCAAGTACTTCTGAATAAACAAGGGCAGTATCATCATATACCCAATAAATATCATGCCCAGCTTTATCATAGTACGCTCTGCAGTTTGCAAAATTACTTGGATTCCATACATTTGTATTACACCTCTCATTCATCCAAGACTTCATTCCTTTGGCAGCTGATAAATCCTGAAGCTGTCCAGTGAATATATAGGTAGTCTTAAGGAGGTCATCATTAAAGTACAATCCTACAGGAGTTTCTACTATAGACCATTTGTTTATACAGCCTATCTTTTCTGAGATGTACCTCACTCCCTGCATCTTCATGCCATTGGTAATCTCAATTGGATTATTGTCAGATGTAGGAATCTGCACCCTTGAATTGAAGAGCAGCTGGGCAAATCCTTCTTTTTGGAATGAATAGATATCATTTCTAAACCTTCTTAAAGCAGTTACTTCTCCCTTAGCTCCATCAAGTTCCCACAAAGAACTTCCAATATCTATTGAAGTCCACGAGTCTACATCCTCTCCTGCATGTTTTTCAGTAGTCCAGGTAATGCAGTTGGGAAATGCTTGAGAAGAAAATCTTTCATAATCTAAGCCATGATAGGTGAAGAAGTTATTCACTTGTTCGTAGGCAGGATGATTATATAGATTAAAATTAACAGGAGACAGAGCTACGTTTTTACCACTACCTCTATTATGGTCATATCTGAAATCCAAGTTGACATAAGTCTCAAGAGTAGCAGATAGAGTCTCAATAACACTATTCATATCCTCGTGGGTAAATGGATAGGTCTTAAGACAGTCATACCTTTGAATATAGCAATCTCCTTGCTGGTACTCTAGATAACTGGTATTATAATACCACGTAGCAAGCTCTCTTGATTCTCCACATCTAATCCAATCATTGCTGACAAATGCCTGTTCAGACTTACCTCCAAATCTAGTATTAGAGTCAACAGTTCTGATAAATTCTGCTATCCAAAGACCTGAGCCAGTAGCACCTGAATTGTTGAATGCCAGATTATAATTATCAGATGAGTACATTGGTATATGTATAGTATTGCCATTGAACTTAAGTACTGCATGTGGAGAAGACTTGTATTTCATAGATACAGGGTCTGTACCAGTATAGCACTCACTATTATTATAGTAGCATCTCTCCCACCGCTGGGTATTCATGCAACTCTCAGACAAATCACTAATACTAGTTGATTGCGTTTCATCATCTGCGGTAATCATCCACCCATAGTAAATTGGATATTTACCAGTAACATTAGTTATTACCTTATCAATATTACCATAATAGATAACGGATTCATTACCTACAGCTACTTTTACACTTGCCAGTTGGTCATAATTGAACAGCTTTGGAATAGACATTGTAACTCCAGACTTTAATGATAATGGACTAGAGAAATATGTACTGTTAGTAAACCAAGCATTTGCCGTAATATTGCGTTTAAGCATAGCAGTTCTAGTATTGAAACCATTACTGCGTTGCTTAGTTGTAAGAGCCTGTTGATTATTTAAGGAACCTTGCCTATGCCAAGGATAGACAATCCAACCACAAGCTGGATTAAGCAGTGTTGTGTCTTCTCCATGCCATATATTATCTTTAAGTAATACCTCATCAGTATTTTCATTGGCAACAACACCATCAAAATATAGAGGATAACAAAAGTCATCTATACTATATCCAGTATATCCAGTTCTTTTCATTGTAATTATCTGGGATATATTGGTATTGATACCTACATTCTCAGTTTCAAGGAAATGGTCTGTAACTCTAGCAATATCTCCTAAGTCAAGGGGATTGGTTATAGAAGCTGAAGCAAAACCAACTACACTTAAGTTCAGTCCTTCAAAGTCTGTACTTTGATTTAAATCGGCACATTCAATATCAGGAGAATGAAAAGTAACTATATTACCATCCATATAGTAACCTCCATCAGCAGAAATTTCAACACATTGTATTTCTCCTTGTGGAGCACCACATCCTCCTAAAGGAGCATGATGGTAATATAAGCTACCTTGATTTGCCGCAACATTATGATAAAGCCTGAAAAACCATGAAGATTGTGCATAAGGAGAATTGTCATTCCTGTCCTTTACTGCATAAACAGTAGGGCAAAGCAGACCTTGCATAACGCATCTACGTTCGTGGGCCTGAGGATATACCACTACTGGGGCAAGGCGCTTAAAGCCAGCTGCCTGAAGTTTAGTGATAATATTCTGAGGCATATTTAAATGGAAGCACCCTGTTCTGTAATATCCTGCATCTACACGTGGCACAGTATTATTAGTAAAATCACCTACCCAAACAGGCTCAGACCATTGGCCATTTTTGTACTGAGCGATAAAACCAAATCTGTATGTCTCAAGATACTTAAACCGCTTGATATAATAAGATGACCTATTGTTGTTTGGATTGTAATCATAGTACTTTGTAGCACTGGTAGGTACTCTGTTGTCGTTAGGACTATAGCCTAAATTACTAGCAACGATATTGCCCACCTTACTACCAAAGGTGGGTTGGTCAATTGTCCCAGCAGCGTAACCGTTTACGTAATATCTGATTGAATGTGCATTAGCACCTTCTCCGTCAAGTATGATATCTCCTACATTTGGTTTAGTCAGAGCTATATTACCAAGAAATAACGTATTATCTTTTTCTGCCAGAGTGCCAGCAATCAGTTCTTCACCTCCGATAAAATACATAGAAGCAGCAGGATATGTCCTTCCCTTAATACCATCATCAGTTACTACTACTTTACTAGCAATTGGATAATCTCCCACTATTCTGCCTTGAGGAATAGAATTGGCAGAAGTTCTTACTATAGCATATATCCTAACATATTCAAAATTGGTTGCATCAGGACTGTTTATAGTTATCTTAAAAGAACAGTGTGCTATTTCTGTGGCATCCAAACCTGTCTCTTGTGGAGATAAGTAGTACATAGGACTCACATCAATAAGCCTAGATTCTTGTCCAAACTTGGTATAATAAGAAAACGTATACTGCACAGTTCCTACAGGAAACTCACCTCCAGTAGAGAACTTCTGAACACTAAAAGTGTGCCCCAAGTCTACCTCTTTGCTGAAGTTAATAACATTAGTGTTTGTGATGCCCGTTTTCATTATATTAACTACCCTAGGCTGGTTTAAGCCATCTACCCAGTACACCTTCTGAATTTCTGCATTTTCATAAGCAGGCAAGGTTTCTATTGGATGGTCTAAAGCAAACCCTGCATTGCCTGAGAAGACAGTGTTCACCGTTACATTATCTCCTGATATCTCGCACCTATATATATGGTCTTTAGTAGTGTCTGTATCAGAATGTGTAAAGAGAATTATATAGTCATCAATAATAGCACTTCCTATTGGAGTTCCTGATATAGTGCCACTTGTAATATACAGTCTTTTGGTGCCTTTTTCATTTGTTACTGCTAAGACAGAATTCTTACCATCCTTCGTTGTAATACGAATATTATGAGCATCATATACTAAGTTAGGATTCTGCTTACTTACAGCAGAGTCCCTTGACATACCTGTTACTACGTGAGGTTCCTTTACATTCATAGCAATACTTATTTAAATTTAGTATATTCCTTATCACCCAAATTCTTAAACCCTGCTTGGAATTCATTAATTCTAGGTATAAGCTGATGCATCATAGAAGTGATAGATTCCATTTCACTTTCAGAAGGAGTAGCAAACATACCATGGCAAGCTCTAGCAGACTCAAAGTATTCATATCTGGCAGTCTGATATACGTTGAAGGCTACCTTACCTTGGTCAAAGAGAATTCTGAACCTCTTAACCTTAATGTAATTTTCCAGTGCATCTAAGAATACTGGATTCTCAGGAAGCATTGGGAAACCATCCTCATCAGTATTAATTGCCTTGTAAGAAATGTCCACACAGCCATGACAGAAAGAAGTGTAGATAATCTGTCCCTGAGTCTTAAAGGAGGGCTGAGAAATGTTCCTAGAGGGCAATTCATTGAAGTTATCAGTCATAGCTCTGAGGCACACATGAGTTCTATGGTCTCTTACTTGCTTAATGATGATTAAGTCACAGGGGAGTTTTCCTCTGTAATCTTCAATTTCAACTGTCTCTGTCTTATCAAGGTAAACTTCAGGAAGTCCCATTTTACGGATAAAATCCAAAGAATACCTTATGGCACTCTCCAAGTTTACATCTTGGAGCATAGGGTGGTCAAGAACTCTTGCCAGTATTTCCCTTAAATCAATATATTGTACGTTCTCTATCATAACTATTATCTTTAATGGCTTTTACTGATGTTCCTCTATTGGGGAGAACAAGTCCTTCTTGACTCATTGCCCTTGTTATATCTCTTAGATTCTTATGAGTAGCATGAAACTCCAAGAATCTTTTATTAGTGAAATCTCCAAATTGAATCTTCACATAAGGCTTTGCTTTGCAGTCCTCTTGATAAACTAGTTGCTTAGCCTCCCTAGATTCTTTATCTTCATACCAAAGTTTCAGAGTATCTCTCCAATTTATAGCTCTATTGGTTTTGAGATTACCATTCTCATCTATCTTGGTATACACAGGTTTTTGCCTTGCATATAAAATACCAAATTCTACTGGGAGCTCAATATCTTGCCCTTGAAGAGTTGCCTCCAATAGAAGAGAATTAATAGAGACCACTATTTTTCTGAACATAGCTGGAGTCAGTTTCCACTTGCTGTTCTTGGCCATCCTCTTTCTTCTCTTACCAGCTTTAGTGAGGCCCCCTTGGTATCTCCATACAGAATGTTTATAATGCTCTAGATAGTCTTTTGTTGAATAGTCTATCTGTCGCTTATTCTTCCTTCGTCTTTTCTTCTGACCTACGAAGTCTTCAAATGTCATCCCTTCCCTGTATTCCATTATTGCTCTAGCTTTTTAAGCAAGTCAGACTTCATGTTACTTCTAAGGAATTGTGCTAATGCAGCAAGGTCATCCCTATCATTATTCTGGTCATCAATAGGCTGATACTTAGCACCAAGCAGCTCCTTTACTACATTGTATACCAATACAGGTACAAGGTAAGACTCAAAAGGATACTCTTGGTCCATAGCATCACAAGACTCTTCATTCTTCTCACAAGAGAGTTCCATAGCTTTTTCAGCATCCTCAAACACTCCTGTAAACTGAATCTTGTCTAAGTACCTGAATTGAGAATTGTTGGAGGATAGATATAGTCTGCTATTATCTCCAAGAGCTGCATAGATGATGTTTTTAAGCCATCTATTGTAGCCCACAAATCTCATCTTCTGCCTACTTACATAAGCTATTCTGTCGTTGGAAAATATTCCTCCTGCAGATAGAATTGGACTTCCCACTCCTTGCATAAGTGGTGGAATAGTCTGCACACTCCTACGAAAGAATTCTCCACAGTTAATATCAGAACCGAGAGAATTTTCATCCTCCAGGTCAAGACAGATGGTCTGATAGGCTGATTCAGAAATCTCCTTATTCTTATTATTATCATACTCCTGTTTAAGCAGACGTGCTCTCCACTTATTAAGTAAGAACCTTACATGATTCTCATTGAAGAAGCTGTCATCAGAAGCAGATAACTTAAGCTCATCAAGACAGATGAATACTAGTTCTCTCAGTGTCATATTACTATATTTTTATTTTAGATTCTTTGTGATGCAAATATAAAGGTTTTAATTCACATTGGCAAAAGAATAACTAACTTTGTTGTTTAGGCAATACCAAGATTATATACATAGTAAATCACAAGGTCTATTTCTATTTCTCTATTGGAGGTAAAATTATAAGAGGGAGACTCTTTAGCCTCCCTCCTACCTCTTTACCGAAAATCCTAAAAAAGTTCCCCTTGTGATTATTCCAAATTATTCGGGATTTATAATTGCTTGAATTGCTGCAAGAATAGTTGTATTCCCTGCGGGAACCAACAAGTGCATAGTTTTCTCAGAGAACTGAACAGACACTCCTTCACCCTGGAAGGCATACTGGATGTTGATAACATCATAAGTAGAAGCCATGTTAATCATGGTCTTACTCTCCAGAGCATAAGGACCACCCTGACGGTCTTGAGAAGCACGGTCTCCCAAGCAGAACCATTCAAGGTCAGCGAGCTTTTTAATGGCGTCAGTAGCAGTAGTGGTAGAACCAGCAGCTACAGTACCCCATTCATTGTGAGTTACTCCATTTTCTACAATAGTGCCGAGAGTTACCTCAAACGGAATAACAGCTACAGGGAACTTACCCAGCTCCCAAGGCTGCTCCACTTCACTGATTGTAAGAACATTGGAGGCAATGGTAATTGAGCAGAGACTGGCAAGGTCAGCGTTAGCCTCCAGAGAAGCCTTCAGACCTGCAGCTACCTGAGCAGCAGTAATAGAAGAATTCTTCACTGTGAAAGTACCTACCTTGACAGTAGTATCCTCATCTCCCATACCAATGTAGTTACGGAAGGTGAGCTTAAGACTGTAAGTCTGACCAACTACAGGAGTGCCAGATACAGTCACCGTTTTAGACTTAAGCTTGGTATGCAGAGCAGCATACGGAGTCTGCGTCAAAGAACGCACAAGCTTCACGGGAATAAGGTCAGAGTGAACCAGTCCACCCTTGCCCATGTGGAGGAAATAGAATTCCTTGTTGTCAGCAGTAGCCTTAACCTGGATATTGCCCTCAGTGGTGGGGACAGCTTCAGCCAGACCAGTAACTACATAAAGCTGACGGACTTGTGATGTACTAAACATACTTAAAACGTTTTAACTATTATTACTAAATTAACCCTGAGTCCTTGCCGTGAGCTTTGACCTCACTGCGTTTGCAACTGCTCTCTCAAGTATTACCTGATGAAGCTGTGTTGGTAACTGGCACTCAGTTGCAGTATTTTCGCCTCTTATATTCAGTGTCTCTGGCAGGTTAACCAATATGATTGGTGATGGTTGCGTGATATATCTAATGACATATTTAGCAACTGGGTGGCTTATGGAGATTAACTCTACCTGATTGCCTGATTTATCAAGACGTAATACCCGATTTCCTTTTGGCCCTCTGAAGGGATTGTTGAGAAGATAGTGAAGTTCATCGTACCTTGCAGGTATAATTACAGCCCCTTCTCCTATTCCATTAAGGGCCTCTTCACATGCATCACTTCCCTCTAAATCTAATACAGCTCCTTCATAGACGATGTACCATAAATCAGAAGGAAGGTCAAATACATACGAATGCTTTGTGAGTACAGAGGAGGCATCAGCATCACTTACAGTTATTTCTTCATGAATCACTAGCTCCGCTAATGCTCTCCTTGTTTCTTCAGTTTCTTCAAAGGCGTCTGAGATACCCCTTCCTGAATAGTACTCCCTAATCAAACCCTCTTGGGCTTGGGTGAGGTATAGGGATTTCTCGTACTCATCCAAAGTAATATCTAATTTACTAGATTCTTCACCAAAGCTCGCTGTGTTAGCATAACTGTTGAGCATCGAATCAAAGGCATCAGACATCTCTTTTACAGACATAACTCACTTATTTATTACTCACTTCTTTGTCCCATCTGAACTTGGTTGTTCAGCTGTATAGTACCATTCTGGTCAGTAGCATAAGCTGCCTTGGCAAGTTCTACTGCACGTTGGAGAATTTCCTCATGGATGTGCTCAGGGAGCTCACAAGTAGAAGCACTGACATTTCCATTAATAGAGAGAGTATCATCTATTGTAGACAAGTTCACCAAGATTATAGGATTAGGTCTCCTTATATATCTTAACTTATATGTACGACTAGTGCCATTAATAAACCTGCCTATTATTTCTACAATAGGAATCTGTCCACCTCCTACAGTAGTACCTACAAAAGACCAACCATCCTCCTCTGCAGCTGTAATATCAGCATAAGGGCCTCCAGGTAAGCTGCTAGCAGAAGCATTTGTGTAACTTCCAGCTACATTATTCTGGCCTGTCTTTTGCCAATATCCAACGGATACTCCAGAACTTGCTTGCTCCCCTGTAATAAGTCTCCATACCTGATTCTTAGGAGGATACTTATAAGGCTTCTGCATTACTCTATTATAGGTGGTATAGCTGATGGGAATAATAGTATAAGGATAGGTCTTACCATTAGTCACTACCTGAAACTGCTCATTTATAGCAATAAAATAATCAGGGGGAAACACATAAGCGTCACTTCTTGTATCAAATTTGGAGTAACCGCTCGGTGTTGTGAGAGTTGCTGTCTTTACTAATGTAGCAAAATCTGCCTGTCTCTTAGCAGTATCATCATAGCCCTCCTGATACTTATTACCTTTAGGATTGAAATAGTTTTTCACTATCTCTTCTTGAGCCTTAGTCAAGAAGATGGACTTATCATATTCATCAAGGGCTGCTGATGAATTGCTCATTACCTGATTATACAGGACATCAAAAGCATCTGACCATTCTTTAACTGTGTTCATATCCTATACCTTTTATGTTGCAAAGATACTACTTTTATTTCTAAAAGTAGTACCTTATTACTAAATTTGTCATTGTTCTAATTCTTCAGCAGCTTTTATCTTTGCTTCAATGGCAAGTTTAGTTCCCTGGTTCTTGGGTTTATTAAGCCATTCAGCTGCTACTGAGAATGTTGCATTGCCTGCGTCACACAAGGGCTTTCCGTCAGAATCATAGAACAAATCATTCTTAACTTTGACTGCTCCACATTCCCTACCCTTTTTAAGGAGTACTTTAGTATCAAGCAATGGGTCTTGAGCAATTGTAAGGAACAGGTTAGCATCTGCCTGAATAAGACGGTCTACTTGGTCTGTGAGAATTTCAAGGCTAACAGTCTTATGCTGAGGACGTGATGTAGCAATTTCTACAATAGTACGCAGCTTGTCTCTATCATTCTCAAGTTTACCAAATGCCTTATAAGCTTCAATGTTCTTATTGACACGCTTTTGGTTAGCCTTAGCTTCCTCTTCTTCATGAAGCAAAACATACTCATAAGTCTCTTTTGGTCTAAGAGATACTTCATCAAGAGAAGGCGCAATTTGGTCTGTGTTGTTGAGAAGAACCTTATACTTGATATATTCCTCAGGGTCATTCAGGTTAAGGATAGTATCTTCCTTGCCTAACTTTACTTTGTAATTAGACCAGTAGTTGTCTACCTTTCTGTGTACAGACAAAGCATTGGCTTCAAGTCCCATGGCTTCCTCAAGGAAATCCTTTTCTTGCTTGGTTAATACATCTACCAACTGACCATTTCTGAGCATTGGTACTGTAAACCATTTAAAGGCTCCTGCAGCCATGCCTCCATAAAGTACATGTTTTGGATTAGTAATCTTGCCTTCTTTTAAAAGACGTCTTACTATTACTCGCTCATTTCTGAGTGGACTAATCAAATTTTCTCCCATAACTCTCTTCCTTATTTGATTGTTTGTTAATTATTTATTTAAAGAAGTGGGCAGGGAAGAAATCAACAAAACTTCCCTGCCACTCCTAATTATGCTATTTTAAGAAGCCCTCAAAATAGACGGAATAATAGATACACACTTGGTTGGGTCATACACAATAGCACCTCCGAAGAACATGGTGTGTACTGTGCATGCATCCTCATCATTAGATGCCCAAGACAGGTTGCGCTCTCCAGTCCAAGGATTGCGGATACCTGGCTCATAAGAACGAAGTTCAGGCTGAGTCTTGCAGGTAGCCTTCTGGATGTTAGGAGTAGAGCCCTCAGTACCCAGATACCAGATGTCAAAGCGGTAGCTGAATGCTACACCACCCTCTGGATGATAAATCTTGTTACGAACCTTATCATCGTAGAATGGGTCTACATCAAGCTTCACATAAACTCCATTAGGAGCCTGCCACTCTGTAACCTGGAAGTCAGTAATCTTAACAGCATTGCCATTGGTAAACTTAGCATTTACCTTAGAAATAGCTGCAGGATTGTTATCACCCTGATACAGAGGCAGCCAGCCTGAAGACTCACGCTTAGCCTCACGGTTGAAGATAAGAGCACCACGCTCACCAGTCTTGATGACAAACTTACGCTGCTGAGGCAGGAGCTTGCCCTCTGACATCTCAGACAGAGCATCCATAACCAGCTTCATGACACCAGTGGTATCATTATAATAAATCACGTTGGCATACTCAGTCTGTGCAAAGATACCATCACCCATGCGGATAACACCACCTGACTTACCAAAATCAGTATACTCATGATTAGCATTGGAGTTATCACGGGCAAACGCCAACATGCGGTTCTTCTCCTGCTGCCACTCAAGCTCATACTCATAGTCCTCATAGTGCATCCAGTAGTTAGCAGTATCATGCACCTGCTTGCCTGAAGCATCCTGGCGAACCATAGGAATACCCATAGCAACCTTGCGGTCCATCTTATTGCCAAATACCTTGTGAGACTTACGGATTTGAGTCCAACCATTGCGCATAGCTACAGGCATAGTGTGACGAACACCACCTACCTTACGGCTACCCTCAGTCTCAACAGCTGCATACTCATAAGAGAAACGCTCACCATTAAGCAGACGACCTGCAGGAATACCATTCATGACATTGCCATGGAGCTGTACCTTATATACAGCATTGGTACCCTCAACGCGAGGCTCCTCAAGAATTCGCATAGGATAAACCTCATTGTAGTTACCTACAATAGTTTCACCATCAAAGAACCACTTTTCGCCAAATACCAGATAGAAGGGAACACCTCCTACACCAATATTGCCATCACCAGCGGCTACTGGAGTTACACCATCCTCTTTACGAGCTTCAATCAGAGGAATATTACGTGCTGCAGATGCAAGCACATCCCAATAGAAGTCTGTATCATCATCAAATTCCTTAGTGGGGAACTGATTCAGGAATGACTCCAAACTTGTACCATGATTGTAAGCAAGCAGCTGAATCATAATATCAGTTGCACGTTGAGGCTGCCTCTGCCACATGGCACTAAGGTGGTTATCACGGGTGATGTCTGCCCAACCTGTGAAACCCCTCAATTGAAATTTTCCAAGCTTTCCAGCCATAATTCTAAATTTTAATTGTTTTACTTACCTGTATCAAGAAGCCAACCTCCGTCTAGCAATGATTCAGAACTTGCTCCTCCCCTATCACCTTCCATATACACCATATTGCCACCACTGGGTCTGGAATGCAGATTTTCATCAAAGCGGTTCAGATGTGACTGTACTTGTTTTCTAACCTCTTTATTCAGTAATTCCCCAATACCTTGGAAACCGTTGGTAAGAACAAAGTATGTACCTAGGGCCTTACGGAATTCTACTGGATGCTCTTCAGCATATTTCTGGATAGCAGTAAGCTGTCTTCCGTCTTGAGTCTTATATACAGGCTTGGTAACTGCATCATAGGCTTTCTGCCTTGTCTTAGAATCCATCTTAAATCCTTTAAAGACTTCTTCAGAATCTAAGAGAGATGCCTTAAGTTCCTCTGCCTGCTTCTTAATCTCATTTTTAGTAGCATTCTGCCTATCCTCTGCACCTTTAAGGAGATTATCATACTTCTCCTGAAAGTAATCCTTATTGGCTTGCAGTGCATCTAGAGCATCATCTTTATCAGTACCCGCTTCTACACTACGAAGTGTGAGTTGCTTTGCCTTCTCCTCAGCAATACCCTTATTCAGAAAGTCTCTATAAATAAGATTCATCCTAAGGTTCTTACTTTGTTCATTGTCTGCTGTTACAATCTCATCAGTTAAGTTATTGAGATTTTCAAGGGCAGTGTGGTACTGATTAATTTCATCAGCATTAGCACCTCCTTCAAGGGCTTGCTTAATCCTAAGCTGCTCTTGGGAGAGCTGAGCTTCAACCTCTTTCTTAATGGCCTCTGCCATTGAGTGAGCATCTGTGATGTTCTCAAGGTCTTCATCTTTGAGGTTCTGGAGGTAGCCATCTGCTCTCATAGCTTTAGCAAAGGAAGAGATGACATTTGTCTGGGTAGAACTGCCTCCACCATTTTGATTGGACGGCCCTCCATTTCCCCTTTTATTGTCATCACTACCTACGCTCTCTGATGATTGGCCACCAAACAAGTTACTTGATGTGTCCACCACCTCAGTAGTGCTGTTTCCATTATCTACTATACCTGAGTTCTGTGTTTGTGAACTCTCTTCTTCTCCTTCATTACTTGCAGGAACTCCTGCATTTGTGTCAGTATTCTGACTAGTGCCTCCTTTTTCACCACTGTCTTGGCCAAACAGCTCCGAAGAATCTACCCATTCATTCGGACTTAAGAGTGAATCTACTCCAATACCTAGTTCCATTATCTCTTCCTATGATTAATAATCTTGCTGCAAAGATAAACATTTATTGTTACCTTCACAACAAGTGATACTATTTTGGTAATAAAATCAAAAGCTACTCTACTGTGATAAAGATTTTCTCATTCCTCTTAGACGTTGCCTCCAATAGAGGATAAAGATTGGAGTACGTAATTTTGGAATCTAAAACCATGCCTACCTTTGTGTTCTTTCCTACGAGTATGCAGCCATCTGTATCTTTGGCTGTATTACCACAATGAATTAATATACCTTCGTAGGCTGGAACATTGAGAAGTCTGGGTACTCTTCCTCCTCCAAATTGCTTATAGAAATTAGACCTGCTCATCTTAGGAGAAATCACATTCATTGTTATTTGGTACCTTCCTGTAGGTATAGCTGTAATATGAGCAAGTTTCTTCCTTTTGAGTTCATCTAAGGACATTTTGGAGCTTAGTCCCCTGTCTACATCTTCAAGGGTATCACAGAAGTACTTATTATTTATATATAATCGGCCTATAGTATAGCCATTCTTTTTAGCTATTCTCCGCAATTTCAGTTCCATCTTCTTCTACATTAAAGTTATTTTCTTTACTCATTGCCTGCCCTCCAGAGTAAGGATGTCTGTTCATCCTGCGTAACTCCATATCCATCTGCTGTGACATTTCTTCCATTTTCCTGTTGGCCTTAGTTTCAAAGGTAACTAACTGGTTGTGGAAGTACATGCCTCCTCCTATCAGCGTTAAGGCAGTTCCCATACACAAGCCTCCCCATGCTATGACTCCTGTACCTACAGTCAGTGTAATGATAAAGGAGACAAATGCGAGGATAACTGCCGTGAGTATCAAAAACCCAGCCATCCCATATTGGAACTTATCTTTGGTCTTCTGAGAAAGTCCCTGTTCAAATTGATTAATGCTCATAACTAATCCTCCCTTATTTTACTATGTTAATAAACTTCTGACTTTCTGCTTCAATATATGGATTTTCCTCATCAACAACAACTTCTTGTATTGTATGCTTTTTCTGGAATAATCTCCATAACCAAAACTTCTTGGGAGGATTAATTGTCTCTCTCTTGTTATGCACAATAATGTGCTTAACACTTTTCATGGATACTGTCAAATCTATCTTTGAGGGATATTTTAAACCCAACTGAGCTTTATACCACTTATCCCCTATTAATGTATCCAAACTTAAATTCTTTATGAATACTGTATCACGGAAAATGATACTATCTTTTTTCTCTATATTGGAGGTAACTGACCCTGCACTTACTACATTCTTTGGTTTAATACTGAGCTTTTTTAAAGCCTCTTTAAGAGCAATATCAGTAGAATCTTTTGAGGAAATCAGTTGGTCTATTGTCATTAAGTGTGCAATAGATTGATTTTTTAAATCATTATTTTCCGACTGATATGCTTTTACGTTAGTAAGTTCTTTAAGGTAGAGCTCTTTAAATTTGGCAGTCTCCCTTACATAGTAGAATAGAGCAGCTACTCCGACAAGAAGTAGTACTCCTAAACCAGTCCTTATGTAGTCTTTCACATTCATAATTACCTTATTTCTCTGATGCAAAGGTAATAAGAACGTTTAAATAATGCAAGTTATATAACTAAATTACTACAGCTTGGTTTTACATTTCTCTAGTTCATCCTCATACCAACAGAGTTCCTTCCATCCAAATTGCTTCCTGCCTTTTGGAATTAACCCCTGAGATACTTTGGTGGTAAATTTACTTCTAGACATATTTAGATACTTACAAGCAGCTTCCATACTCATAGGCCTATGAGTTAACACACTAGCAATGGTCATCAAAGATTCTTCTGATAACCTAGAGTTTCCTGCACTCATCTCATCAGCAATTTCGTGCATCTTCTTAGCTACTGCTTTTACTAACTCTTCTTGCATACCTTATACTTTAAACAAAGAATACCTAAGATAGTGGCACCTGCCAACAGCACTTGTAAGACCAGCATTCCTCTATATCCTAACGGAATTCCAATGTAATAGTCTATGTAGTTTATGACATCAGATACTACAATATAATGTAGTGGAAGTCTATGATACTCACAAAACCTGAATACATAGGAAGTAAGATATAAGAATATAATAGTCAGCAAAGACATTCCCCCTATATAAGATAATATAGGAGCTTCTATATTTACACAGGATAGCACTGAGCTTAAAAAGTATATAAAAGCAATAACTACTGGTATATACTTTATAGCTAGGAGTTCTACTTTATAAAGAAACTTACTTAAGCTTACCTCCTCCTCCATACCTACTTTTATGAGTAGTTACACCTGCTTTTGGGGCCATGGGTTTAAGACTGTTAGTCCTGCCTCCTCTTGCCTTAATATTTGTTTTTACTTTCTTTGCCATAATACTGAAGATTTATGTTGCAAAGATAAACAATATTATTTATACTTCCAAATAAATTATTCTTTAATAACAAAACTGTCTACCTTCTCAGGTAGACAGTTCCCCTCTTACTAACAAAAAAGAAAATTTTTAGCTTAACCTTAATAACTAACTATAAACAAATCATTCACATGAAACACACTTCTCACCAGAAGTTATCTACGATTCTAACTATGAAAAAACTATTTACTAACTTATGGAAACAAAAATATCATGTTATACTGTATCTGTTTGAATTTTATGAAATTTCTCATTTACCTTATCCCATACGCCATAATCACCAGTTAATTCTTCCTGTACAGGTATAAAGTCTCTAACTAATATGTCATCATCATATATTTTAAAAGAATACAGTATACTATGTGACGCTGCACCTCCTGTAGTATATCTCCAAATAGCGATTGGGTAAGTAGATACTGCACTTGCACCAATGCCTCTTGTCAAGTTTCTTATTAAAGTCCCATCTATATAGAACTTTTTTAATGTTGCATCAAGCTCAAAAGTATGTCTTGCTGTATTAACAGTTGTACTTGTTCTACTTTCTGCTGTTGAACCAGACCTTGCTTGCACAGTATAGGTATTATAATTATTAACATACAAAGAAAACCATACATTGCCAGCATTACTAGTACCAAAAAGTATAGACTGCTTTATGACAGAAGTAAACTGCATATCACATATAACCTTCGTCTTAGCATTTGGATAATATTCTGTATCTATATAAACGTCAGATGTGTTTTCAAGGCGACTTAATCTAGTATATCCAGGAATATCACTTGTCTTCTCCCATACAAGCTGGTTCCCAACATAAGCACTTCCAATAGAGATATTCCCAACAGACATCTCTGCTATATTTCCACCAATATTAATCATGACTCAGGAATTAAATAGAGTGTATTAGGGTCAGGAGAAGCAGGAAGGGCAGATACCACTTGAATGTTATTCACGGTAACAGTTCCTCCTGTAGAAGTTACAGTACCTGTATTAGTGGTGTATCCTGCATCATTTGTAAAAGCACTTACATTTGAAGGTACTGTAGGTATAATAGGCTTATTAGACAAATCATTGTAGTCACCACTAAAGAGAGTTGGCTTGTCAGTCAAATCATTGTAACTACCGCTAAAAGTACTCTTTCCATTCCAAGCAGTAATATCAGAAGGTGTAATAGAGGCGGCAGCACTTGCACTAAACACGGGGTCAGTTTCCGTGTATGAAGTGATAAATCCACTGTCATTTGTCAAATCAGAAACCTTCGTAGGGATACTGATAGTCACAGCCCCTGTATTTCCATTCACCGAAGTAACAGGAGCAGAATATGTGATGGCTGCATTCTTGCTTGAATCCACAGGAACAGCACTTCCATTGAAGGTGATGCTCTCAATCACATTGACATCACCACCTCCACCACCTTGGATGGTAATATTACCACTGCCAAGAACAGAGGTTCCATTGATTGTCTTGATATTAGTGCCGCTCACAAGTTCCTCCTGTGCTCCATCAATCTCACTGACTGTATATGAAGGCTTAGTGGAAGACATAGCCCACTCAGGCACATCAGGGATTGTAGGAGTATTTGTCAAGTCCTCATAATCACCGCTGAAAGCCACTGTTGCCAAGTCATCAGAGTTGGCCTTTCCGCTGATATCCTGATGCTCTGTTAAATATCCCGCATCATTGGTGAATGCAGATACATTTGATGGAATAGTTGGAATTGTCGGCTTATTCTTGATAAAGTCCTTGGCAGAAGTATTACTCTGATTCCAGTCACTCTGAATCTGGGCAGCAGGAATGACAGTTGAGCTTGGAAGAGCATTTACATCCGATGCTGTAAGAGTAATATCTGAGCTCAGAACCTTGTTGTTTATCTTCCTGGTAGTAGGTACAGCCCCTACTTCAGAGGCTGTGTAAGAAGGTTTTTGCTCTGCTTTAGCCCAAGCAGGAACAGTTGGGTCACTTTCTGTATAACTCTGCAAAGCAGTAGCACCTAATGCAGCCCCATTCCTGATAGTAGCAAGGTCATTAATGACATCTTGCTTTCCTTCAAGAGCAGTATCTATATCTGCATTAATATATTCCTTCAGAGTGTCTACTTCTACAACCTCAGGCTCATTGGCTCCAGTACTGATAGGGATTACTTCTTCCCCTTCAAGAGACTGGAGCTTATTATCAACATCTTTTATAGCTATTCCGTTTGCCATAGTATCTTCTTTGAGTTATTCCACAGTGCTTTCCATCCATCACACCACCACATCTCTAATTCCTCAGAGAGCTTGACAGTGCAGATGATGCCTACCTCTACATTCACTCTCTCCTCTAAGGCTACCTCAGCATTCGCTCCAGGAACACTGGTAGCCTTAACTATGAGAGAGGAGACAAAAGTAACAGCAGCAGTGACAGCTGAAATAACAGCCATCACCACTACTCCTATACCTTCAGTCTTGCTGACTTGAACATCACAAGGCTCTGAGGCTTTTGTTACTTTTGCAGATATACAACTCATTTAATCTTGATTTTAGTTGGAATCTCCACTACCTCATGCCTGAGATTGTCATCAGTGAATTCGGTATCTGGAATATCCACTTCATATTTAACAGTAAGAGTTCCTCTACCTAATACAGTGCTATCTAAAGGAGCTATATAAGTAGTTGGGTCACCAGTTACTGGAAACATATCACTTTTTTGAAGCACCACTGAAGCATTACCTGTAGAGAATGTACATTTGAAATTTACATCATCCATATCGTACCCACCTATAGTGTCCATGCTGACTTTCAGCTTGAACTCTCCACCATAGAATATGGTATCATCATTCTTATTCCTATACGTTGCCATAGCTTATAAACCGATTATTCAAATTGAATAGAATAGAAATTACTATTATTAGCAGATATTCTTAAAATTCCATCATAGAAGAATACTCCTTCAGGTTCTTTATTGAACCCATTTTTAAGCAGAGGAAGTTCTGCAATCTGACGTTTTCCAATAAGGTCAACTACTACTAAGGTTATATAACCAGCACTTTCATAACCTCTTGCAATAAATAGTTTATCAGCATATATTGTTCCTCCTTGCATGAGGGCAGCACCAGAATTAATAAAGTAGTTTGTTAAGATAGCGGAGTCATCCAAAATTATAACTTCTCCGTCTTCTCCAAGCGCAGGAATATTCATTTCACTGATTTTGCACCAGTGATTAGGAGACCTTTCGTCGTTATCTCTAGAATAAAATACCATTTTATTCCTAAAAGTATCAATAGCCATATTAGCATTACCAAGACAGTTATCTTCAGTCATTATAGGTAATTTAATAGTTTGAACTTGAGTAAGTGCAAAAGAAGTATACTCTTCTGTTATAAAATCATATTCAGCAGTTATTCTGAATACATCTTGCGCACATCTACCTTCACTATCATTATTGGCAGTGACATATAATAATGGGAACGGGTCTCCAGAAGTATGATAAATAGTACCAAATGTACACTGATTACAATGATATCTTTCTGCTGATTTTCCACTTATACCATCAATAGTGTAAAGATGTTTTTTTGTTCTTAGATTATAAATAAATATTTTGGCATAGTTATCCTTAAACATAAAGTAATAATCTCCAAAACAAGCACCACTTTGATGTTGTTGTATAAATTTACCAGAATCTATACTATTATCAATCCAAGTAGCAATTCTATAATGGTAAGTTCTTAAATCTACTTTTTCGCCTGCATACGGAAGAGTAAATTCAGTATGCCCTTCTAATGCAGATACTCTGTCTGACAAATCAGATATTGCTTCGGAAGTTGGAGAGCAACCCCAAATAGCAGCAGGAGTAAAATTGGAATCATTTTGTCTAGTTATATACAAATAATTTGCATCAGCAGGACGTCTTGTTGTTAATTCAGTAGTTCCTGCAAGAATTTGATGTTCGTGAATTTCTCCGCTTGCCCAATCCACACTGCCTTCAGAAGAATAGTTATCTGTCTTCAACCAGGCATAAACAGTTCTTGCAGAAGCACTTGCAGTAATTTTAAAATAATCAAATGTTCCTACAGGAATAATAAAATGATTTCTTTTGTCAGATGCTACAGCACCTGTTACACTCCATTTATGAGTGCCTTGCGCAATACAATAAGGTTTAGAAGGATAAGTTGCTATATTAATACTTTCTTCAGAGTGTATTTTATTATAGAATATATCATTAATATCTTCCTTATTCTTTGCAACAGTATCTTTTAAATCATCTATTTTAACGACGCTTTGAGGAATTTGTAAAGTTCCATTATTTGTATTACATATATACATATAAACGGTGCCTTCTGGAACTACAACATCTTCTTCTTTATTAGCTGCTACTGCAAACCTATTATCATATCCAGGCGCATAATAGGGACCTCCAGAAACACCAAGAGAAGTAAGCCATGCAAAAAAACTAGTTTGCGTTGCATTTGCTTTTATACGATATTTTTCACCAGGAAAAACATGTAATGCTCTAAATGAATGACCAGTTCTACTGTCTGTCCACTCCCCACTTGCATTTATAATACGAGTAAAAGAACCTGCTTCTCCTAAATCAGATTCTCCTTTAAAAGTACTATATTCATATAGTGTACTTTGATTTATGCCACCGTCAGTATTTCTTCCAAAAGAATCATATAATTTAGGAATATAAGCTTGCTCTGTATATACAAGTAAATCAGTATAAGTCAATGCGGAACTCCACATAGCTTCTTCTCCACTATCAGCAGCATAATCAGCAATAGCTACATCAGACCACACACCTTCTACATATTGAGCTAATATAATATTGCCTTTTGTTTTTGTAGGAGTTATGACAAGTCCAGTATCTCCAACATTAGATACTATAGAAATAGTTTTATTATCAACATCATGACTTCTTAATGTCAAAGTACCATCAAGATTGTCTACTAGTTCCCAACCATCAATACTGGTAAAGGCATCGACAATATCCTCTGCTATTTTAGTTGCAGTGCTTTCAGAAGTCAACTCGATAATGTTTGTAACTTCTCCTATGGTAACACTAATATTTGCAGTTTCTTCTATAGTCAACCCAGAGTCATCAATAACGATAGCATAAGTAGTAGGCCGACCTATAGCATAGTCTCCATCAGAATACTCACTATTGGCCTCCTTTTGCCAATCATAAATGTTAACATCTTTCTGAGCCTTATAAGTAGAATTTCCATAAATTTTTAAATCCCCAATAGAAACAATGTCAAATACATTCATTGGTTTTATAGGGGTTGTCATGCTGAGAATACGTCTATCAGGAGTTTGAACTTGTTCATTCAGATAATACGTTTTTCCTGTTGTAAGTTGCCTTATATTATTATAAATATATTGCTCTGTTAATATTTCATGAGCACCTACAGAACCAGCTTTAGCATAATACCATTCAGGATTAGCAGTAGTTTTACTATTTAATGTAATAAAAGTAGTACCTTCAGGCATTACCAATACAAGGTCACTAGCAGAAAGATTTGCGACTGCTGCATCTAACATTACATCTTCTTCTCCTACAATACCCCAAAGTCTTGCAGTAGATGCTCCAGTTCCACTTATTTGTACGACATCCCCTTCTTTAGCAGGATATTTAATATAACGATAGTTAGTTTTATCAGAACTAGTTGTATGAATAGCTCCTAAAGTAGTCCCGTTGTTTTCTATATAACCTTGAAGAGGAGTTAATTTCTTTTTACCAACAGCAGAACCACCACCCATAGCATTAGAAGCTTGGTATGCTCCAGTATTATTGCTATATGTAGGGTCATAATAAATAGAAAGAACTTCTCCGTCATCCCATGTGTTACTTTGGGAAGCAGGCTCCCCATTATATATTAACGGCTTCCTTGTAGCAGTGTTAGTACCAAACTGAAGCTCTATAGTACCAGTAGCAGTATTAGCTTCTCCCATCAGAATCTTAATGTGGCCTCCACTAGAAGGAGTATATTCAAGGGAGCCATTACTTACAAACTGCTTAGTTGCCTGAGCCCCACTACCTGTTGCAGTACAAGTATAGTAAGCTACTTGTGATTGCTCATCGCTGGTATCATGAATGGCTAATGTAACCCAACTACCCCCAGAATACATATAGTCTGTGTATGTATTATTGCTACTATTTACATATCTATATATCTTTCCAGCTTCTCCAGTTCCTGAAGGAGTAGAACCTGAGCGAATTACAATATTATCACCACTAATAGAAGTATTTAGAGATGTAATAGCATTCTTCAGACTAGTCTCATCAATATTGAAATTAGTTACCTTACCAGATGTCTGAGTCATAGAATATTTTACATACTCATTGTTGTCATCCTGATAAGAACTATTAATAGAGTCAACCTTGGTTTTAATCTTATTCTCCACAGAACCAGTAACAGCATCATTTCCTTCAAGAGTCTCAATTCTAGTCTTATGAGAAGTCTCTAGTACAGGAGTTGAAGTACCCACCATATTACGAAGGTCTTCAACATTGCTTGCAATACTAGGCATCTCAGGGTCATTATCAACAGTATAGATAGTAAGGTCTACATTGTTGTTATCATCTACCCTAAATTTCTTGGTACTACCATTAATGGTGATACTCTTGATGTCTTCAACTTCAGCAGCTTGAATCCTCTCTTCATGGTTATCAAGGATATCCTGCTGCTCTTTATTAATAGTCTCTTGGCTTTTGAAACTACTCTTGTCACCTTCAGTGACCTCTTCAAATACTGCTTTAGTAGAAGTAACTGGATAGATAGTAGTCTTATCAGTTCCTCCTACAAGCTCATTGTTCTTTAATTTCTTAATATAGCCCATAGTATTATAGTTTTATTGTTATTGATTCTCAAACAAAGAAGAAGGAACATCGTTAATTACAACATCCTCTACAGGGTCTGTATCCTGTTCATCTTCTGTTTGTACTTTGACAACCTTAGTGTTCTCAGCTTTCTTAATTCGCTGAGCCATTTCTGTCATTTCACCTAAATGTAATTTTCCCATCTTTAAATAATCTGGATAAGGTATTAAACAAGTTGAACCATATAGGCAATTCAAAGCCTGCTCAATCAGGCTGTAGTCTGCCTTTGA